ATGAAAAAATTCATTGGATCAGTTTTAGCTACGACATTAATTTTAGGGGGATGTTCCATGATGGAAAATGAATCAAGTAAAGACACGAATACAGAAACAAAATCAGTACCAGAAGAAATGGAAGCTTCAAAATATGTAGGACAAGGCTTCCAACCACCTGCAGAAAAAGATGCGATTGAATTTGCGAAGAAGCATCGTAAAGAATTTGAAAAAGTAGGTGAACAATTCTTTAAAGATAACTTTGGACTAAAAGTTAAAGCTACAAATGTTGTAGGTAAAGATGATGGTGTAGAAGTTTATGTGCATTGCGAAGATCATGGCATTGTATTTAATGCAAGTCTACCTTTGTACAAAGATGCCATCCATCAAAAAGGATCAATGCGCAGTAATGACAATGGTGATGATATGAGTATGATGGTGGGTACAGTGCTGAGTGGCTTTGAATATCGAGCGCAAAAAGAAAAGTATGATAACTTATATAAATTCTTCAAAGAAAATGAAAAGAAATATCAATATACAGGCTTTACAAAAGAGGCAATTAACAAGACACAAAACGTTGGATATCAAAATGAATACTTTTATATCACATATTTATCAAGAAACTTAAAAGAATATCGTAAATATTACGAACCGTTGATTCATAAAAATGATAAAGAATTTAAAGAGGGTATGCAACGAGCTAGAAAAGAGTTAGATTATACTGCTAATAGTAATACAGTAGCAACGTTGTTTAGTACGAATGATAAAAAAATAGAAAAGAAAAGATAAATAATGTAATAGATTTATCCGAGAAAATTGAAAGAACAAAAGATATGCCAATCAAGAATACTATAACTACTCAATTAGGAAATAAACTTATTGGCACAAAAAAAGCTCGTTTTGATGATAAGAAAGTAGTGTCGTTTGGAGCATTTGAAGATGAATAAAATTAATGATAGAGACTTAACAGAATTGAGTAGTTACTGGGTTTATCAAGACATCAATAAAGATAATGATTTTACAGTTAACGGAAAAAGATTTAAGCAGGTTGATGAATATAATGATAATGGAAATAAAAATAAAAAAGGTGCCTCAGATTTAAAAATTTATGAATTGTTGGATGAAAAAGGAAAACCAACTGGTGAACAAACCATGATTTATCAAGGAACATCTAATGAGGCAATAAACCCTAATAATCCATTAAAATCTTTAGATATCGGAGATGATTGGTTACAAAATGCGAAATTAATGGATAATAGTAATAAGTCAACGGATTATCTTAAGCAATCAGACGAATTTGCAGATTTATATAGAGACAAACTAAATGACGCTAATAAATTAAGTAAGTATAACTTTACACAAAAATATGGTGTTAGTCCAAATAATTACAAAAACAAAACCATTGTGGCGGATGGCGGTAATTCGGAAGGCGGTTCAGGAGCAAAATATCAAGGAGCGAAACATCCAAATGAAAAAGTTGTTGCTACTGACCCAGCAATGGTACCTTATGCTGCTTGGCAGAAATTTGCTAGACCACGCTTTGATAATATGATTAGTTTTAATAGTACCAACGATTTATTAACATGGTTACAAGATCCATTCATCAAAGATATGCCAGGAAAACGCGTTAACATTAGTGATGGTGTGCCCAGGTTAGATGCTTTAATAGACAGCCATGTAGGTTATAAAAGGAAGTTAAATAGAAAAGACAACACATACGATACTGTACCACTAATCAAAATTAAGTCGGTAAAAGATACAGAAATTAAAAATGGAAAAAAAGTAAAAAAGACTATTAACATAACATTAGATATGGATGGGCGAATTCCGATAAATGTTTGGACAGGGGATTCGATTGCACGTTCTGGAAGAGGAACTTTAATTAAACTTAATTTAGAAAATCTTGATGCGTTGAGTAAACTGATTACTGGTGAAACTAGTGGTATGTTAGCAGAATGCGTAATCTTTTTAAATGAAAGTTTTAACATCTCAGAAAATGAAAATAAAAATTTTGCAGATAGAAAGCAACAATTATCAGAAGGATTTAAGGATAAGATTAACTTATTTCAATTAGAAGAAATGGAAAGAACTTTAATTAGTAAAATAAACTCACTTGAAGAAGTTGCAGATGAAACAATAGAAAGTATTAGTGCTGTTAAACACTTATTACCTGATTTTGCATTGGATGCATTAAAAGAAAGAATTAATGAGTTGTTTAAAGGTATAAAATCTTTTATAGAAAAAGTGTATGATAGTATAGATAATGAAATTTTAGAAATTTTCAAAAATATAGATCACGACTTCAGAGATGGAGTATCTGAAGAAATGATGAAACATTTGAAAGTAGTGAAACAGAATATAGAGCGAATAAAAAATCAAAATGATATTTATGGTAGGCAAATTGCAGAAATTAGAAGTATTATGAAACAACAAGATGCAACAATTTTAGATGGGAATTTCCAAATTAATTGTAGCGGCGAAAATATGGTACAGGGTCTAGTTATACCTTCTAATTATTTAGGAAGAAAAATGAAAATATTAAAAGACCATATCGATGATGGTATTAAAAAAATAGCAGACTATGTTCAAAGTATATATGATGAATATGCATCGAAAATTGTTGATGTAATAAAATATTTGATTAATACAATTCCCAAAATACGTAAGAATTTAAGACATGCAATTGAAATGTTAAATGTAAAAAAGAAAGAATTTTTGTCCCTGATTCCTAATGTAACTTGTAATTATATTAAAACTAAATTAGAAGAATTAGATAATACTTTAGGCAAATGGGAGCCATTTCTTAATGATTTAAAAGCAGTGTCACCAATTTTAGATAACCATTTAGATGATATTGTTAAGAACATGAAGCCTTTGATTGTACAGATGTTATTTGAACCATCACATTATGATGATATGTTTATTTCAAGAAAAGCTTTAACGCCAGTGTTCTCAAGCGTTTTATAAAGCTTGTAAAAAATATAAGGGCAAAAAAAGGGCAGATTTAAGCTAACTTGGAATGTTTTCGAGTTTTTGAGTTAGTTCTCTATCCATTTTTTCAGTTACATGAGTATATATGCGAATGGTTGTTTTTTCATCTACATGTCCTACCCTTTTCATAATTGCTTTTAAAGAAACATTCATTTCTACTAATAAAGTTATGTGTGTATGTCTAAATGTGTGCGTGGTAACTTTCTTATTCATATTTAAAGCTTTTGTAGTTTTCTTAAGCACACCGGCGATTTGATTATTACATAAAGGATTCCCTTTTTTTGTTGTGAATATGAACCCTCTGTCAACATAGCTCGAATTCCATCTTTTCAACATTTTGTTTTCCAGTATTATCTTTTTAAAAATTTCTACGGTTCTAGAATTGATGCTGATACTTCTTTTTGAACTTATAGTCTTTGTAGTGTCTTTGTATCCGAATCCTTCCTCGTATTTAATGCGGTGAATTGTACCTGTTATATTAATAGTTTTGTTTAATAAATCTATATCTTTTTCCTGCAGTGCTTGTAGTTCTCCTATGCGCATACCAGTTAAAGCCTGTACTTCTAAGATGCTGGCAATTAAAATGCGATTTCGCTTGTGTAACTTATTATCATTTAGTATATGATCACGTATCTGTAGGACTTGGTTCATTTCTAAATAGTTGTACATTTTAGATTCATCTTTTTCGATATCCTCTATTGTTTTTCTTCTTTTAGGAATTTTGACATTAGTTAACAAATATTCATTTGGATAATTGTAAAATTTAACTGCATATTTAATAGCTCCTTTCATATCTCCGAGTTGACGGGTTACTTGATTTTGAGAATAGATATCTGATAATTTATTAATAAATATCTGCATATATTTTGTATCTAGTTTGTTTAAAAGCAAGTTCTCAGAGCTGTATCGTTTAATGTTTCTAATTCTTATTTTTATATTATTAAGAGTAGTCAACTTTGAACCTGATGTTTTTATATGATATTCAAGCCATTCATCTAATAGCGCGTGAAAAGTCAAAGTTTTTAATTCGCTTGACGACTTGTTGTTCAGTTTTTCTTTTATTTTTTCTTCTAAACGAAACATTGCTTCTTTTTGAGATTGTTTTGTATTCTTGTTCAACACAACACTTACGCGCTTCCATTTATCTGTGTATGGATCTTTGTACTTCTCGTAATATCTGTATTTAGTTTCGTTATTTTTGTTTTTAAATTTTTCAATCCACATGTTTATACCTCCTGTAGGAACGTACGTTCTGTAAATTTGTAAAAAATAATAAGGGTAGGTGGGCTACCCCAAATTTAGTACTAGGTACTAAATATGTTATAATAAAATAAAAAGTAGGTGATAAGATGACTCAATTTCTAGGGGCGCTTCTTCTTACAGGAGTTTTAGGTTACATACCATATAAATATCTAACAATGATAGGTTTAGTTAGTGAAAAAAACAAGGTTATCAATACTCCTGTATTATTGATTTTTTCTATTGAAACATGTTTGATATGGTTTTATAGTTTTATAATTTTTAATAATGTTGATTTAAAAAATTTGAATTTAATTCAGTTGCTTACAGGTCTAAAAGCAAATATTTTGTTTCTATTTATTTTTGTTTTAACAGTGTTTGTATTTAATCCTTTAATTGTTAAATTTATTATCTGGTTAATTAATATAACCAGAAAGTTTATGAAATTGGATTGTATAAGCTTATTAGACAAAAGAGACAAGTTGTTTAATAACAACGGTAAACCAGTATTTATAGTTATTAAAGACTTTGAAAACAGAATCATTGAAGAGGGTGAACTTAAAACCTATAATTCAGCTGGTAGCGATTTCGATTTACTAGAGGTTGAGCGACAAGATTTCAAAGTATCTGATTTAGCGTCAAACGATGAATTGTATATTAAACATACACTTGTAGACCTTAAACAACAAATTAAATTGGATTTATATTTAATGAATGAATATTAATCTTTTTTCTTAGCTTTTTCTGATAAAGTGCTTTTTAAGTTTTCGCTGGCACCCGGCTTTTCAAAACTTTTGTTTATTGGGTTACTACGGGTAGCTTCTTGTTTTTTGTTTTTATCCGCCATAAAATTCTCACCACCATTCAACGTCTACACTAGTAGGCGTTTTTGAATTTTTTTTAATCCTTTTTCTCGTCACGCTATATAGGTACTTTTAATCGTAATTAAAGCCAAGTTTATTTAAAATCTCTAAATAATCTGACGACTTTGCCCGTAATGTTTACGTCATTTATTTTTGACATTGGGTAGCTTCTATCTTTAATGGTAACGTAATTAGATAATCGCTTTAGGGTAAATGTGTCATCTGAGTTAAATATAATTTCACAAAAATATTCATCAGTCGCAGTTCCGTTTTCAGGACAGTAAACAGTAATTATATCTCTGTCAAAGATAAAGTCCATTACATCATCATCCTGATCTAAAATGTAGCAAACAGTCATATCTTCATTTTCAACTCTTCTTGCGCTATTTATAGTAGTTATTGGTTGTGCAACTAATTTGCCTTTTGCCTCTGTGTATCTTTTTGGAAATTCCACATAATTCATTAAATCGATTGTTTTATTTGTTTCCATATTAGCTCTTCTTTCTTATATTGTTTTATTAGTTAATATTGGCTCCTGGTACTGCGCTAGCACCAGCTCTTGCTTCCTCTTCTTTTCCTTTTTTGTACTCTTCAAAAGCTTTAGCCTGTTCATCTTTAGTCCAGCCAGGCGAAACGACATACTCATCATTTAAATTAGTATTTTGTGAATCGTTTTCATTTATATTTGCAGGAGTATTATTAGATGGATCTGAATTATTATTAAGTTGATTGTTTTGTGATTGGTTTTGATTGTTTGAATTATTTTGTATGCTATTATTAGGTGGATTTTTATCTTCAACTTTTTTCATTTTTTCTTGTTGCGTTTTTGGTTTGCTATCTTTGTGTTTTTGTGTTTGTGACTTTTTATTTTCTTCTTTTTTTGGTTTTTCTTTTTCACCACAAGCTGTTAAAGCTAATGTACTTACTAGTAGCAGTCCGATTACTTTTTTCATATGTATCTCTCCTTTGTTTATATTTCCTTATATTTAAAAACTCTCAACGGCTCAAACGTAATAGAATACTCGCCATAGTGAGTTCCAATACCATATATCTTTTTATATTGTTCTATAGCTTCTAGTATGTATGATTCACTCAACTGCAGATACTCTGACAACTCGTACAAATTACGAACACCGTAGTTGTGAGCTTCTACAATTTCATGTAGCGGTACAGCTGAAGTAAAACCATGTCTACGTGCATAATTTTCAAATTTTCTATTAATCCATTTTGATTGGTCTAAAATGTTGCCATACGTCAACTTGTGGTGGGCAAGTTCCTCATATAACACTTCTGCTTTACGTACTTCTGATAAATTACGCCTTATATAAATTTTTCCGTTCATATAGCATCCAGGTTGGAAATTTGGAAGCTGGTCAGTTTCTTCTATCTTTATTTTTTCGTTATTTATGCAAAGTTCTTCGTATAATCCCAATATAAACACCCTTTATTTGTCTCTATTTCTAACCCATTCAATGAATCTATTTACTTCTTCAATCTCTTCTTCAGTTAATCCCTCTTTATCAAAATGAGCAGCAATTGTTTCTTGATGTATATCTTTTTTTGATTCAGTAATTCTTGATTTCGGTACATTGAAGTAATCTGCAAGTTGTTGAATTCTTTTAATTCGTGGATATTTAGTTTGTTGAATCCAATTGGAGACTGTAGGTTGAGAAACTCCAATAGCTTCAGCAAGTTCTCTCTGATCAATATTTTTATCATTCATAAGTTCTTGAAGGTTTTCAGATAAAATTTTTCTGACTTTATTATTCTCCATAGTTGTCTCCTTTAATATTACTTAATGTAATATTAACTTACCATAACCGACATTACTTTACAATACTTTTTATAACTTTTTATGAAGAAATATAACTTTATCTGTTGACAAGTAATACAAAGTAATATAAAGTTATACGTGTGAAAGGGAGGTGGACGACATGCCGGAACAATTATCCGTAAGAAAATGGAGACTTGTAAGGGACTTGAAACAGCAAGAAGTAGCAGATATATTGGGCGTCAATGCAAAGACAGTTGGTCATTGGGAAAAGGATGACACTAATTTAAGTAATGTTACAGTTTACGCTTTAGCAAAGTTATATGATATTGAGGTAGACCAGATAAAGGTCTAAATTTTTTTGACCTTCGTATAACTTTTTATAACTTTTAGGTAATGTAACAAATGGACATAAACAAAGATCTTAAAAGGAGGAACAACAAATGAACGAAGAAAAATTAAAGATGATTCTTTTACTTCTTGAAGACGTACCAAGAGACGAATGGAATCGATTAGTAAATGAAGTAAATAATCAATACAGTTACCAAGCTGACAAGGTAGGACTTGCCAGTTATAACTGTCAACAAATAGCAAATAACTATAAGCACTATGGATTTTAAGATGGGTAAGGACTATCGTTATTCTTTTCACCTTTAACGTTAATGTCGAAATACAAAACATGATCTAAACTGACAACTCTATCTTTTGGATGAATGATGTGTAGAGTTTTGCTTTCAGCATCTTTTATATGTTCTTGTACTTTAATAACTTCACCATTAATTAAATGTAAATCTAAAGAAGTAACGTTTTCTTTATCTAAATATTGAGTGAGCAATCTCTTATGCATACTTATCACCTCCTTAGGTTGATAACAACATTATACACGAAAGGTGGAACAACAAATGAACAAAAAATCAGAAGGGTTAGACATCAGCATACCAAGGGTTTTCAGAAGAGATCACGCGCCAGTAGAATCTTTAACAGAAAATGAAGGTCGACTAAGAAAGGAAATATTAGAAAGTATTAAAAAAGGTTATTACAGCTACTTAGAAATAAACAAAGTCTTCTATGTATTAGATAGAGAACTTCAATACAGAGCGAATAATAGCAAAATTTAACATTTATCGAAAGGAGTGATAGAGATGCCAAAAATCATAGTACCACCAACACCAGAAAACACATATAGAGGCGAAGAAAAATTTGTGAAAAAGTTATACGCAACACCTACACAAATCCATCAATTGTTTGGAGTATGTAGAAGTACAGTATACAACTGGTTGAAATATTACCGCAAAGATAATTTAGGTGTAGAAAATTTATACATTGATTATTCACCAACAGGCACTCTGATTAATATTTCTAAATTGGAAGAGTATTTGATCAGAAAGCATAAAAAATGGTATTAGGAGGATATTAAATGAGCAACATTTATAAAAGCTACTTAATAGCAGTACTGTGCTTCACAGTCTTAGCGATTGTACTCATGCCGTTTCTATACTTCACTACAGCATGGTCAATTGCGGGATTCGCAAGTATCGCAACATTCACATTTTATAAGGAATACTTTTATGAAGAATAAAGAAACTGCTACTTGTTGGAGCAAGTAACAGTGCAAGATGAGCAATTGTCTTAAATAATTATATAAGGAGTTATTAATATGACCTTACAACAAAAAATACTATCACATTTTGCAACATATGACAATTTCAATTCTGATGATGTTGTTGAAAATTTTGGGATATCTAAAACACATGCAAAATCCACTCTTTCAAAACTTAAGAAAAAAGGAAAGATTGAAATGGAAAGTTGGGGTATCTGGCGTGTTATTGAATCGCAATTGCATTTAAGTGTAGTCGAACGTAAAAAAGAAATTTTAGAAGAACAATTTGAATTGTTAGCAAGATTAAATGAACAAAGTGATGACCCTAGAGAAATAGAAGAACGTATCAAGTTAATGATTCGTCTAGCTAACCAATTTTAAGGAGGAGTTAATCAATGGCAGTATTAGAAGATATTTTTGAAGAATTAAAACTATTAAATAAGAATTTACGTGTGTTAAACACTGAACTGTCAACTGTAGATTCATCAATTGTACAAGAGAAAGTTAAAGAAGCACCAATGCCAAAAGAAGAAACAGCTCAACTGGAATCAATTGAAGAAGTTAAGGAAACTTCTGCTGATTTGACTAAAGATTATGTTTTATCAGTAGGAAAAGAGTTCCTTAAAAAAGCAGACACTTCTGATAAGAAAGAATTTAGAAATAAACTTAACGAACTTGGTGCGGATAAGCTATCTACTATCAAAGAAGAGCATTATGAAAAAATTGTTGATTTCATGAAGGCGAGAATTAATGCATGAAACTAGATCACTCAAATAGAGCTCATGCAAAGCTTAGTGCAAGTGGAGCAAAACAATGGCTAAACTGTCCACCGAGTATTAAGGCAAGTGAAGGTATTGCAGATAAAAGTTCAGTTTTTGCTGAAGAAGGTACATTCGCTCATGAGTTAAGTGAGTTATATTTCAGTCTTAAATATGAAGGCCTAACACAGTTTGAGTTTAATAAAGCTTTTCAAAATTATAAGCGAAATCAATATTACAGTGAAGAGTTGCGCGAATATGTTGAAGAGTACGTAGCTAATGTAGAAGAAAAGTATAACGAGGCTTTGAGTAGAGATGACGATGTAATAGCTTTATTTGAAACAAAATTGGATTTAGGTAAATACGTCCCTGAATCTTTTGGTACTGGTGATGTCATTATATTTTCAGGTGGTGTACTTGAAATTATTGACCTTAAATACGGTAAAGGCATTGAAGTTTCAGCTATAGATAATCCTCAACTTAGATTATATGGCTTGGGCGCATATGAACTGCTTAGTTTAATGTATGACATTCATACAGTTCGCATGACTATCATACAACCACGAATAGATAACTTTTCTACTGAAGAGTTACCAATATCAAGATTACTTCAATGGGGAACCGATTTTGTTAAACCATTAGCCAGACTTGCTTATAACGGTGAAGGTGAGTTTAAAGCAGGTAGTCATTGTAGATTCTGTAAGATAAAGCATTCATGTAGAACACGTGCAGAATACATGCAAAATGTGCCTCAAAAGCCACCACATTTGTTAAGTGATGAAGAGATTGCAGAACTTTTATATAAACTGCCTGATATCAAAAAATGGGCTGATGAAGTAGAACATTATGCGCTAGATCAAGCGAAAGGAAATGATAAAAACTATCCTGGTTGGAAGCTTGTAGAAGGTCGTTCGCGAAGAATGATAACTGATACAAAAGCAACGCTTGAAAAGTTAGTTGAAGCGGGTTATAAACCTGAAGATATTACAGAAACCAAGTTACTTAGCATTACGAAATTAGAAAAATTAATTGGTAAAAAAGCATTTTCTAAAATTACAGAGGGCTTTATAGAAAAGCCACAAGGTAAATTAACACTTGCTACCGAGTCTGATAAACGACCAGCTATAAAGCAATCTGCTGAAGATGATTTTGACAAACTATAAAAATTAAAAAGGACGGTATATAAACATGAAAGCAAAAGTATTAAATAAAACTAAAGTGATTACAGGAAAAGTAAGAGCATCATATGCACATATTTTTGAACCTCACAGTATGCAAGAAGGGCAAGAAGCAAAGTATTCAATCAGTTTAATCATTCCTAAATCAGATACAAGTACGATAAAAGCCATTGAACAAGCTATAGAAGCTGCTAAAGAAGAAGGAAAAGTTAGTAAGTTTGGAGGCAAAGTTCCTGCAAATCTGAAACTTCCATTACGTGATGGAGATACTGAAAGAGAAGATGATGTGAATTATCAAGACGCTTATTTTATTAACGCATCAAGCAAACAAGCACCTGGTATTATTGACCAAAACAAAATTAGATTAACGGATTCTGGAACTATTGTAAGTGGTGACTATATTAGAGCTTCAATCAATTTATTTCCATTCAACACAAATGGTAATAAGGGTATCGCAGTTGGATTGAACAACATTCAACTTGTAGAAAAAGGCGAACCTCTTGGCGGTGCAAGTGCAGCAGAAGATGATTTTGATGAATTAGACACTGATGATGAGGATTTCTTATAAGTCAATAGGTGGGGTTTTTAGCCCCACTTTAATTTTAAAGAAATTGAGGTGTCAAGAATTTGAAATTTATGAATATAGATATTGAAACATACAGCAGTAACGATATTTCGAAATGTGGTGCCTATAAATACACAGAAGCTGAAGATTTCGAAATTTTAATTATAGCTTATTCGATAGATGGTGGAGCGATTAGTGCGATTGACATGACTAAAGTAGATAATGAGCCTTTCCACGCTGATTATGAGACGTTTAAAATTGCTCTATTTGACCCTGCTGTAAAAAAGTATGCATTCAATGCTAATTTCGAAAGAACTTGTCTTGCTAAACATTTTAATAAACAGATGCCACCTGAAGAATGGATTTGCACAATGGTTAATTCAATGCGTATTGGCTTACCTGCTTCGCTTGATAAAGTTGGAGAAGTTTTAAGACTACAAAGCCAAAAAGATAAAGCAGGTAAAAATTTAATTCGTTATTTCTCTATACCTTGTAAACCAACAAAAGTTAATGGAGGAAGAACAAGAAACCTACCTGAACATGATCTTGAAAAATGGCAACAATTTATAGATTACTGTATTCGAGATGTAGAAGTAGAAATGGCGATTGCTAATAAAATTAAAGACTTTCCAGTAACTGCAATTGAACAAACATATTGGGTTTTTGACCAACATATAAACGACAGAGGTATTAAGCTTTCTAAATCATTGATGTTAGGAGCTAATGTGCTCGATAAGCAGAGTAAAGAAGAATTGCTTAAACAAGCTAAACATATAACAGGTTTAGAAAATCCTAATAGTCCTACACAGTTATTGGCTTGGTTAAAGGATGAACAAGGATTAGATATACCTAATTTACAAAAGAAAACGGTTCAGGAGTACTTAAAAGAAGCAACAGGAAAAGCTAAAAAAATGCTAGAAATTAGATTGCAAATGTCTAAAACCAGTGTGAAAAAATACAACAAAATGCATGACATGATGTGCAGTGATGAACGGGTAAGAGGTCTGTTTCAATTTTACGGTGCCGGTACTGGAAGATGGGCAGGTAGAGGTGTACAACTTCAGAATTTAACAAAGCATTATATTTCAGATACTGAATTAGAAATAGCAAGAGATCTTATTAAAGAACAACGTTTTGATGATTTAGATTTATTACTCAATGTTCATCCTCAAGACTTATTAAGTCAATTAGTTAGGACGACATTTACTGCTGAAGAAGGTAATGAACTAGCAGTAAGTGATTTTTCTGCAATAGAGGCAAGAGTCATAGCATGGTATGCAAAAGAACAATGGCGTTTAGATGTATTCAACACACACGGAAAGATATATGAAGCATCGGCTTCTCAAATGTTTAATGTACCGGTAGAAAGCATAACTAAAGGCGACCCTCTCAGACAAAAAGGAAAAGTGTCCGAATTAGCTTTAGGCTATCAAGGTGGCGCTGGAGCTTTAAAAGCAATGGGTGCATTGGAAATGGGCATTGAAGAAAACGAGTTACAAGGTTTAGTTGATAGTTGGCGTAACGCAAATCCTAACATAGTTAATTTTTGGAAGGCTTGCCAAGAGGCTGCAATTAATACTGTAAAATCCCGAAAGACGCATCATACACATGGACTTAGATTTTATATGAAAAAAGGTTTTCTAATGATTGAACTGCCTAGTGGAAGAGCTTTAGCTTATCCAAAAGCTTTAGTTGGTGAAAATAGTTGGGGTAGTCAAGTTGTTGAATTTATGGGGTTAGATCTTAACCGTAAATGGTCAAAGTTAAAAACGTATGGTGGGAAGTTAGTCGAGAATATTGTTCAAGCAACTGCAAGGGATTTACTTGCGATTTCTATAGCAAGGCTTGAAGCATTAGGTTTTAAAATAGTTGGCCATGTCCATGATGAAGTAATTGTAGAAATACCTAGAGGTTCAAATGGACTTAAGGAAATCGAAACTATCATGAATAAGCCTGTTGATTGGGCAAAAGGATTGAATTTGAATAGTGACGGGTTTACTTCTCCGTTTTATATGAAGGATTAGGAGTGTGATTGCATGCAACATCAAGCTTATATCAATGCTTCTGTTGACATTAGAATTCCTACAGAAGTCGAAAGTGTTAATTACAATCAGATTGATAAAGAAAAAGAAAATTTGGCGGACTATTTATTTAATAATCCAGGTGAACTATTAAAATATAACGTTATAAATATCAAGGTTTTAGATTTAGAGGTGGAATGATGGCTAGAAGAAAAGTTATAAGAGTGCGTATTAAAGGAAAACTAATGACATTGAGAGAAGTTTCAGAAAAATATCATATATCTCCAGAACTTCTTAGATATAGATACAAACATAAAATGCGCGGCGATGAATTATTGTGTGGAAGAAAGGACTCAAAATCTAAAGAAGAAGTTGAATATATGAAGAGTCAAATAAAAGATGAAGAAAAAGGGAGAGAAAAAATCAGAAAAAAAGCGATTTTGAACCGATACCAACGAAATGTGAGAGCGGAATATGAACAGGAAAGAAAGAGAAGATTAAGACCATGGCTTTATGATGGAACGCCACAAAAACATTCACGTGATCCGTACTGGTTCGATGTCACTTATAACCAAATGTTCAAGAAATGGAGTGAAGCATAATGAGCGTAATCAGTAACAGAAAAGTAGATATGAACGAAGCGCAAGACAATGTTAAGCAACCAGCGCACTACACATACGGCGACATTGAAATTATAGATTTTATCGAACAGGTTACGGCACAGTATCCACCTCAACTAGCATTCGCAATAGGTAATGCAATCAAATACTTGTCTAGAGCACCGTTAAAGAATGGTCATGAGGATTTAGCAAAGGCGAAGTTTTACGTCCAAAGAGCTTTTGACTTGTGGGAGGGTTAACGATGGCAACCCAAAGACAAGTTGAATATGTGATGTCATTACAGGAGCAACTGGAATTAGAAGACTGCGAAAAATATACAGACGAACAAGTTAAAGCAATGAGTCATAAAGAAGTTAGCAATGTGATTGAAAACTATAAGGCAAGCATAAGTAATGAAGAGCTATACGACGAATGCATGTCGTTTGGTCTGCCTAATTGTTAAAAGGAGTGATGACCATGACAGATAGCGCGCGTAAAGAATACCTAAATCAATTCTTTGGATCTAAGAGATATCTGTATCAGGATAACGAACGAGTGGCACATATCCATGTAGTAAACGGCACTTATTACTTTCACGGACATATCGTACCAGGTTGGCAAGGTGTGAAAAAGACATTTGATACAGCGGAAGAGCTTGAAACATATATAAAGCAACATGGTTTGGAATACGAGGAGCAGAAGCAACTAACTTTATTTTAGAGGAGATGGAAATGATGAAAATCAAAATTGAAAAAGAAGTGAACTTGCCTGAACTTATCCAATGGGCTTGGGATAACCCCAAGTTATCAGGTAATAAAAGATTCTATTCAAACGATGTTGAACGCAACTGTTGTGTGACTTTTGATGTTGATAGCATCTTATGTAATGTGACTGGATACGTATCAATTAACGATAAATTCACTATTCAAGAGGAGATATAACAATGAAAATCAAAGTAAAAAAAGAAATGAGACTAGATGAATTAATTAAGTGGGCATGGGATAACCCTGGATTAGCAACAGGAAGAAATTTTTATCCACAAACCAAGAGTGATATTGATTATAAGTGCTTCTCTCTTTATGACGGAAGAAATTGTATCATAAAAGGTTTTGTATCAGCTGATGATACTTTTGAAGTCGAATTTGAAGAAGATATCACAGAAGAGACTAAGGTTGATAGGTTGATTGAATTATTCGAGATTCAAGAAGGAGACTATAACTCTACACTATATGAGAACACTAGTATAAAAGAATGTTTATATGGCAGATGTGTGCCTACCAAAGCATTCTACATCTTAAACGATGACCTAACTATGACGTTAATCTGGAAAGATGGGGAGTTGCTAGTATGATGTTGAAATTTAAAGCTTGGGATAAAGATAAAAAAGTTATGAGTATTATTGACGAAATCGATTTTAATAGTGGGTACATTTTGATTTCAACAGGTTATAAAAGTTTCAATGAAGTAAAACTATTACAATACACAGGATTTAAAGATGTGCACGGTGTGGAGATTTATGAAGGGGATATTGTTCAAGATTGTTATTCGAGAGAAGTAAGTTTTATCGAGTTTAAAGAAGGAGCCTTTTATATAACTTTTAGCAATGTAACTGAATTACTAAGTGAAAATGACGATATTATTGAAATTGTTGGAAATATTTTTGAAAATGAGATGCTATTGGAGGTTATGAGATGACGTTCACCTTATCAGATGAACAATATAAAAATCTTTGTACTAACTCTAATTGAACAGTCCGTTATAAGTGCTAGCGCATACAACGGCAATGACACAGAGGGATTACTAAAAGAGATTGAAGACGTGTATAAGAAAGCGCAAGCGTTTGATGAAATACTTGAGGGTTTACCTAATGCTATGCAAGATGCACTCAAAGAAGATATTGGTCTTGATGAAGCAGTAGGGATTATGACGGGGCAAGTGGTCTATAAATATGAGGAGGAGCAGGAAAATGACTAAAAACACTTTAGTTGATTTAAATAACCATTTATTTGCACAACTCGAGAGGCTTAATGACGAAGAAATAAAAGGTGATGAACTCCAAGAAGAATTGCAAAGAGCTAAAGTCATCTCTGATGTAGCGAGAAGTATTGTTAAAAACGGTAATTTGATTTTACAGGCACACAAATTTAAAGATGAAAGTTTAGACTTGAACAATCAATTACCTGAAATGTTGGAGAATAAAAAATGAGGTTTAAGTGGGAACAGAAACACATTGATTATGTGAAATCTATTTATAAGGGTCGTTACTTAAAAGATGTTAGAGATATGTTTAATAACAAATTTGGTACGAATATAAGCAAGAATGCTATCAATGCTAAGATGAACCGTTTAGGTGTAAAAAGTGGTGTGTCGCCATACGGATCTAGGCAAGCACATGGACATCTTCACAAGCCTATAGGTTCTAAAAAATTAGGTCAACACGGATACGTTTTAATAAAAGTAGACAACAAAACTAATAATCAAAGAAATAACTGGAAATTATATCATCACTATGTTTGGGAAAAATATTATGGCGAAATACCACCAAAACACGCAGTAATCTTTTTGAACGGAAATAAAAAAGATTTTAGAATTGAAAATTTAGCGATGATCACTTATTCGACATTACAGATGATGATTAATAACAATTTGTTTTATGAAAATGCAGAATTAACCAAAACGGGGATTAACATTGCTAAATTATTAAAAAAACAAACTAGAAGATCGGTTAAAAAAATGAAAAATAAGGAGAAAGAATAATGACTAACACGTTAACAATTGATCAGTTACAAGAGTTATTACAAATACAAAAGAAGTTCGACGATAGAATACCGACTAGAAATTTAAATGACACAGTAGCTAGTATGATTATTGAATTTGCGGAGTGGGTTAACACACTTGAGTTTTTTAAAAATTGGAAGAAACAACCAGGTAAGCCATTAGATACACAATTAGATGAGATTGCTGATTACTTAGCTTTCAGTTTGCAATTAACTCTGACTATTGTTGATGAAGAAGATTTGGAAGAGACTACTGAGGTTATGGTTGATTTGATTGAAAATGAAGTTACTTTACCTAAACTACATTCAGTTTATTTTGTTCATGTAATGCATACGCTAACAGAACAATTTGTAAAAGGTATTGATAATAGCATTGTACAAGTTTTAATAATGCCGTTTTTGTACGCCAATACTTACTATTCTATCGACCAACTCATTGACGCATACAAAAAGAAAATGAAAAGGAATCATGAAAGACAAGATGGAACAGCAGACGCAGGGAAAGGATACGTGTAAAGACATCTTAGATCGAGTCAAGGAGGTTTTGGGGAAGTGACACAATACTTAGTCACAACATTCAAAGATTCATCAGGACTACCACATGAACATTTTACTGCTGCTAGAGATAATCAGACGTTTACAGTTGTTGAGGCGGAGAGTAAAGAAGAAGCGAAAGAGAAGTACGAGGCACAAGTTAAAAGGGGTGCAGTTATTAAATTAGGTCAGTTGTTTGAAAATATAAGGGAGTGTGGGAAATGATTAAGCAAATATTAAGATTATTATTCTTACTAGCAATGTATGAGCTAGGTAAGTATGTAACTGAGCAAGTATATATTATGATGACGGCTAATGATGATGTAGAAGCGCCGAGTGATTTTGAAAAAATCAGAGCTGAAGTTTCATGGTAATAGCTATTATCATTTTTGAATTAATTATATTAATGTGTTTAGCAATAGCACTGGAGGTGTTGTAAATATGTGGATTGTCATTTCAATTGTTTTATCTATATTTTTATTGATCTTGTTAAGTAGCATTTCTCATAAGATGAAAACCATAGAAGCATTGGAGTATATGAATGCTTATCTTTTCAAGCAGTTAGTAAAAAATAATGGTGTTGAAGGTTTAGAAGATTATGAAAATGAAGTTGAACGAATTAGAAAAAGATTCAAAAGCTAAAGAGAGGCGTTGGCTTCTCTACTCTATCTAAAATAATGAAAGGAGCCGAACATGTTAGACAAAGTCACTCAAATAGAAACAATTAAATATGATCGTGATGTCTCATATTCTTATGCTGCTAGTCGTTTATCTACACATTGGACTAATCACAATATGGCTTGGTCTGACTTTATGCAGAAGCTAGCACAAACAGTTAGAACTAAAGAAGATTTAACTGAGTACAATAAAATGTCTAAGTATGAACAAGCAGATATAAAAGACGTTGGCGGATTTGTCGGCGGATATTTAAAAGAAGGCAAACGACGTGCTGGTCAAGTCATGAATCGTTCAATGCTAACACTTGATATCGATTATGCAGCCCAAGATATGACTGACATATTATCTATGTTTTATGATTTTGCATATTGTTTATATTCAACACATAAGCATAGAGAGATAAGTCCAAGACTGCGTTTAGTGATTCCTTTAAAACGAAATGTAAATGCAGATGAGTATGAAGCTATTGGGCGTAAAGTCGCAGATATCGTTGGCATGGATTACTTCGATGATACAACTTATCAACCACATAGGTTAATGTATTGGCCTTCAACTAGTAACGATGCGGAATTTTTCTTTACCTATGAAGATTTACCTTTGTTAGACCCAGATAAAATATTAAATGAATATGTTGATTGGACTGACACATTAGAATGGCCAACGTCTTCAAGGGAAGAGAGTAAGACTAAAAGATTAGCAGATAAGCAAGGCGACCCAGAAGAAAAGCCGGGAATTGTTGGTGCATTTTGTAGAGCCTATACGATAGAAGAAGCTATAGAAACTTTTATTCCTGATTTATACGAAAAACATTCTACTAACCGTTATACCTATCATGAAGGTTCAACTGCAGGTGGATTGGTGTTATACGAAAATAACAAGTTTGCCTATTCTCATCATAATACGGATCCCGTAAGCGGTATGCTTGTGAACAGTTTTGATTTAGTACGCATACACTTATATGGTGCTCAAGATGAAGAAACTAAAACAGATACTCCGGTTAATCGACTACCTAGTTATAAAGCAATGCAGCAAAGAGCGCAAAATGATGAGGTTGTTAAAAAGCAATTAATTAATGACAAAATGTCTGATGCAATGCAGGATTTCGATGAAATAGAAAATAGCGATGATGCATGGTCTGAGACGTTAGAAATTACTTCGAAAGGTACTTTCAAAGCTAGTATCCCAAATATAGAAATTATATTGCGTAATGATCCAAATTTAAAAGGAAAAATAGCCTTTAACGAATTTACGAAACAAATTGAATGTTTAGGGAAAGTGCCATGGAATACTAATTTTAAGACACGTCAATGGCAAGACGGTGATGATAGCAGTTTAAGAAGTTATATCGAAAAGATTTATGACATACACCATTCAGGTAAAACAAAAGATGCCATTATAAGCGTAGCAATGCAAAATGCTTATCATCCAGTAAGGGATTATCTAAATAAAATATCGTGGGATGGACATAAACGTCTTGAAAAGTTATTTATCAAATACTTAGGTGTTGAAGACACTGAAGTGAATAGAACAACTACCAAAAAAGCATTGACTGCTGGAATCGCTAGAGTAATGGAGCCTGGATGTAAATTTGACTATATGCTTACACTTTATGGTCCTCAAGGTGTAGGTAAATCTGCTTTGCTAAAAAAATTAGGTGGTGCATGGTTTTCTGACAGTTTAGTTTCTGTTACAGGTAAAGAAGCTTATGAGGCCTTACAAGGCGTTTGGCTAATGGAAATGGCAGAACTTGCAGCTACAAGAAAAGCTGAAGTTGAAGCTATTAAGCATTTCATATCTAAACAAGTTGACCGATTTCGTGTTGCTTATGGGCATTATATTGAAGATTTTCCAAGGCAATGTATTTTCATTGGTACAACTAATAAAGTTGATTTCTTAAGAGATGAAACTGGTGGAAGACGTTTTTGGCCAATGACTGTAAATCCAGAGAGAGTTGAAGTGAACTGGTCTAAACTAACCAAAGATGAGATTGACCAAATTTGGGCAGAAGCTAAACACTATTATGAACAAGGAGAAGATTTATTCCTTAACCCTGAACTAGAAGAAGAAATGCGTTCAATACAAAGCAAACATACTGAGGAATCTCCATATACAGGCATTATTGATGAATATCTTAACACACCAATTCCTAGCAATTGGGATGACTTAACTATCTTTGAACGAAGACGATTTTATCAAGGTGATGTTGATATGTTACCAACAGGAAATGTAGATTACGTTAAAAGAAATAAAGTCTGTGCGCTTGAAGTGTTTGTTGAATGTTTTGGTAAAGATAAGGGAGATAGTAGAGGATCTATGGAAATTAGAAAGATTTCAAACATCTTAAGACAATTAGACAATTGGTCTGTATATGATGGTAATAAAAGTGGGAAAATTCGATTTGGAAAAGATTATGGTGTACAGATAGCTTATGTAAGAGATGAAAGTTTAGAGGATTTAATATAAGAAATATTGAATAAATATGCATTTTAGAGTGTTGTATCAGATGTTGCATCATTTTTTGAGTGATGCAACACGGGAGTGTAAAAAGTAATCGTAGGTGTTGTATCATTTTTGGTGATGCAACATTGATGCAACAAATGATACAACACCTCTTTCCTTTCTAGCTGTAGGGTTCAACCCTGTTTGTTTCCAATGTTGCATCAAATTCACTATAAAGTTTAAAAAGTAGTGTTAGGGAGTAAAGGGGTATAGGGGTAACCCTCTAACAGCTATTTTTAAAAGTTTGGCAAGAATTGATACAACATCGGAACACAAATATAAATTTTGTATACAAGGTGAATAAATGAAAGAATCGACATTAGAAAAATATTTAGTGAAAGAGATAACAAAGCTAAACGGTTTATGTTTAAAATGGGTCGCACCTGGAACAAGAGGTGTGCCAGATAGAATTATTATTATGCCAGAAGGAAAAACATATTTTGTAGAAATGAAGCAAGAAAAAGGAAAGTTGCATCCTTTACAAAAATATGTGCATAGACAATTTGAAAATAGAGATCATAAAGTATATGTGTTATGGAATAAAGAACAAGTAAATACTTTTATCAGAATGGTAGGTGGAACATTTGGCGATTGACTTCAAACCACATAGCTATCAAAAGTATGCAATAGATAAAGTTATTGATAATGAGAAATACGGTTTGTTTTTAGATATGGGGCTAGGGAAAACAGTATCAACACTTACAGCATTTAGTGAATTGCAGTTGTTAGACACTAAAAAAATGTTAGTCATAGCACCTAAACAAGTTGCTAAAGATACATGGGTTGATGAAGTTGATAAGTGGAACCATTTAAATCATCTGAAAGTGTCTTTAGTCTTAGGAACACCTAAAGAAAGAAATGATGCATTAAACACAGAGGCTGATATCTATGTAACCAATAAAGAAAATACTAAATGGTTATGCGATCAATATAAAAAAGAATGGCCATTTGATATGGTTGTAATTGATGAACTGTCTACATTTAAAAGTCCTAAGAGTCAAAGGTTTAAATCTATTAAAAAGAAATTACCACTCATTAATAGATTTATAGGATTAACAGGAACACCTAGCCCAAATAGTTTACAGGATTTATGGGCTCAAGTTTATTTGATAGACAGAGGCGAAAGACTTGAGTCTTCATTCAGTCGTTATCGAGAAAGGTACTTTAAACCAACACATCAAGTTAGCGAACATGTTTTTAACTGGGAGCTAAGAGACGGATCTGAAGAAAAGATATATGAACGAATAGAAGATATATGTTTAAGCATGAAAGCGAAAGATTATCTAAATATGCCTGACAGAGTTGATACTAAACAAACAGTAGTCTTATCTGAAAAAGAAAGAAAAGTATATGCAGAATTAGAAAAAAACTATATTTTAGAATCGGAAGAAGAAGGAACAGTTGTAGCTCAGAATGGGGCATCATTAAGTCAAAAACTACTTCAACTATCTAACGGTGCAGTTTATACAGATGATGAAGATGTAAGACTTATACATGATAAGAAGTTAGATAAGTTAGAGGAAATTATAGAGGAGTCTCAAGGCCAACCAATATTATTGTTTTATAACTTCAAACATGATAAAGAAAGAATACTTCAAAGGTTTAAGGAAGCAACCACATTAGAGGATTCAAACTATAAAGAACGTTGGAATAGTGGAGACATTAAGCTGCTTATAGCACATCCAGCAAGTGCAGGGCATGGATTAAACTTACAACAAGGTGGGCACATTATTGTTTGGTTTGGACTTACATGGTCATTGGAATTATACCAACAAGCAAATGCAAGATTATATAGACAAGGACAAAATCATACGACTATTATTCATCACATTATGACCGATAACACAATAGATCAAAGAGTATATAAAGCTTTACAAAATAAAGAACTAACGCAAGAAGAATTGATGAAAGCTATTAAAGCAAGAATAGCTAAGCATAAGTAATGGAGGTATAAGATGGGAAAGGCATCATACGATATTAAGCCAGGTACATTTAAATATATTGAGTCAGAGATATATAACCTACAAGAGAACAAGAAAGAGATAAATAGATTGAGAATGGAGATACTTAACCCAACGAAAGAGCTAGACACTAACATTGTGTATGGACCGTTGCAAAAAGGTGAACCAGTTAGAACAACTGAACTAATGGCAACAAGGTTATTGACTAATAAGATGTTACGAAACCTAGAAGAAATGGTCGAAGCAGTTGAAAGTGAATACTTAAAGTTACCTGAAGATCATAAGAAAGTAATAAGGTTAAAGTATTGGAATAGAGATAAGAAGCTAAAGATAGAGCAAATAGGAGATGCATGTCACATGCATCGTAATACAGTTACTACAGTACGAAAGAACTTTGTTAAAGCGGTAGCGTATCATGCGGGTATCAAATAACATTGTGCAAAGATTGTGCAAAAGGCCTACAAATCTGTAGTAATATGATAGTATCGGAAAGATGTATAAAGTTATCTAAAAGTTATACGACATAAGTAAACGAGGCACATCGCTATGCGGTGTGTCTTTTGTTATGCAATCAAAGAGGTGTAAGAGTTGATCAAGCGTAATAACATTTATAAGCATGGTCGTAAGTCATATCAATACGATTGGTTCTATCATTCAAAAGCATGGAAGAAGTTAAGAGAGATAGCATTAGATAGAGATAATTATCTTTGTCAAATGTGTTTACGCGAAGATATTGTAACAGATGCAAACATTGTACATCACATTATTTATGTTGATGAAGATTTTAACAAAGCTTTAGACTTAGATAATCTAATGTCAGTTTGTTATAGTTGTCATAACAAAATTCATGCAAATGATAAAAACAAAGATAAATATAAAAATAAAAAGTTTCGAGTTGAAAAAATTTAAATAAAAAATTATAAAATAATTTTTAATCCCCCCTACCTGGTGGGGAGTTCCATTATACACCGGGAACCGGTGAAGGCAGGAACGAGAGCAGCGCAGATAATTTTTCATGAAAGGGGGTTTTCTTATGAAATTAACAAAAAAACAGCTGAAAGAATATATTGAAGACTACAAAAAATCTGACGATATGTTAATTAATTTATATTTAGAAACATATGAATTTTATTGTCGATTACGGGATGAATTGAAAAACAGTGATTTGATGATGGAGCATACCAATAAAGCTGGAGCAAGTAATATTGTTAAGAATCCATTAAGTATTGAACTGACAAAAACAGTTCAAACACTAAATAACTTACTCAAGTCTATGGGTTTAACTGCAGCACAAAGGAAAAAGATAGTGCAAGAAGAAGGTGGATTTGGTGACTATTAAAATATTAAATGAACCCTCACCAAAATTACTAACAACGTGGTATGCAGAACAAGTTATTCAAGGGAAAATAAAAACAAGTAAATATGTAAAAAAAGAATGTGAAAGACACATTAGGTATTTGAAAAATGGCGGTAAATGGATGTTTGATGAAGAATTAGCACATCGTCCTATTCGATTTATAGAAAAGTTTTGTAAACCTTCCAAAGGATCTAAACGTCAACTTGTATTACAGCCATGGCAACATTTTATTATTGGTAGTTTATTTGGCTGGGTTCATAAAGAAACAAAACTGCGCAGGTATAAAGAAGCTTTAATATTTATGGGTCGAAAAAATGGTAAAACAACAACCATTTCTGGTGTCGCTAACTATGCTGTGTCACAAGATGGAGAAAATGGTGCAGAAATTCATTTGTTAGCTAATGTGATGAAACAAGCGAGGATTCTATTTGATGAATCTAAGGCTATGATAAAAGCTAGCCCAAAACTTAGAGAGAATTTCAGGCCTTTAAGAGATGAAATTCATTACGATGCAACGATATCTAAAATTATGCCACAGGCTTCAGACAGTGATAAGTTGGATGGTTTAAATACACATATGGGCATTTTCGATGAAATCCATGAATTTAAAGACTATAAATTGATTTCAGTTATAAAAAACTCAAGAGCGGCAAGGTTACAACCTCTTCTTATCTACATTACGACAGCGGGTTACCAATTAGATGGTCCACTCGTTGATATGGTAGAAGCGGGAAGAGACACATTAGATCAAATCATCGAAGATGAAAGAACTTTTTACTATTTAGCATCTTTAGATGATGACGATGATATAAATGATTCGTCGAATTGGATTAAAGCAAATCCTAACCTGGGCGTTTCTATCGATTTAGATGAAATGAAAGAAGAGTGGGAAAAAGCTAAACGTACACCAGCTGAACGAGGAGATTTTATAACAAAAAGATTTAATATATTTGCTAATAACGACGAAATGAGCTTCATTGATTATCCAACGCTTCAAAAAAATAATGACATTATTTCCTTAGATGAGCTGGAAGGAAGACCTTGTACGATTGGTTACGATTTATCAGAGACAGAAGATTTTACAGCCGCATGTGCAACATTTGCGTTAGATAATGGTAAAGTTGCTGTCTTAACACATTCATGGATTCCTAAGCATAAGGTAGAGTACTCAAATGAAAAAATACCATATAGAGAATGGGAAGAAGATGGCTTACTAACTATTCAAGATAAACCGTATATTGATTATCAGGATGTCTTTAATTGGATAATAAAGATGAATGAGCATTATGTTGTAGAAAAAATTACTTATGATAGAGCCAATGCTTTCAAACTAAATCAAGAGTTAAAAAATTATGGATTTGAAACAGAAGAAACAAGACAAGGGGCTTTGACTTTAAGTCCAGCACTGAAAGATCTAAAAGAGATGTTTTTAGACGGCAAAATAATATTTAATAACAATCCTTTAATGAAATGGTATATCAATAATGTTCAGTTAAAACTGGACAGAAATGGAAACTGGTTACCTTCAAAACAAAGTAGGTATCGTAAAATAGATGGATTCGCAGCGTTTTTAAACACATACACAGACATTATGAATAAAGTTGTTTCTGATAGTGGTGAAGGAAACATAGAGTTTATTAGTATTAAAGACATAATGCGTTAAGGAGGTGAATGTTATCGCAAAAGAGAATATTATCACACGCATAAAGAAAAAATTGATAGACAATTGGATTGATCAGTCAACTTCTAAGCTTTATGACTTTAGCCCATGGAAAAATAAATCTTTTTGGGGTGTAATTAATAATACGCTTGAAACTAATGAAACGATATTTTCAGCTATTACAAAGTTATCTAATTCGATGGCTAGTTTGCCCTTGAAAATGTATGAAGATTATAAAGTAGTTAATACAGAAGTATCTGATTTACTTACAGTGTCACCAAATAATTCTCTAAGTAGTTTTGATTTTATTAATCAAATTGAAACAATTAGAAATGAAAAAGGTAATGCATATGTATTAATAGAACGAGATATCTATCACCAACCTGCAAAGCTTTTCTTATTAAATCCAGATGTTGTTGAGATGCTGATTGAAAACAAATCACGTGAGCTTTACTATTCAATTCATGCTGCGACCGGTAACAAACTAATTGTTCATAACATGGATGTGCTCCATTTCAAACACATTGTAGCATCTAATATGGTTCAAGGTATTAGTCCGATTGATGTGTTAAAAAATACAACTGAATTTGATAATGCAGTAAGAAGCTTTAACCTGACAGAAATGCAAAAGCCAGATTCATTCATGCTTAAATACGGTTCCAATGTAAATACAGAAAAAAGGCAACAAGTATTAGAAGATTTTAAACAATACTACAAAGAAAATGGTGGAGTTTTATTTCAAGAGCCGGGCGTTGAAATCGAACCGCTACCTAAAAAATATGTCTCTGAAGATATAGTAGCAAGCGAGAATTTAACAAGAGAAAGGGTTGCTAATGTTTTTCAAATACCTTCAGTATTTTTAAATGCAAAATCAAATACAAATTTCACGAAAAATGAAGAGTTAAATCGGTACTATTTGCAACATACCTTATTGCCGATTATCAAACAGTACGAAGAAGAATTTAATCGGAAACTACTTACTAAAACAGACAGAGAAAAAAATAGGTATTTTAAATTTAACGTTAAATCTTATTTAAGGGCTGATAGTGCAACACAAGCAGAAGTGTACTTTAAAGCAGTTCGTAGTGGTTACTACACTATAAATGACATTAGAGAGTGGGAAGATTTACCACCAGTTGAAGGTGGAGATAAGCCGCTAATAAGCGGTGATTTATACCCAATTGACACGCCACTTGAATTAAGAAAATCTTTGAAAGGTGGTGATAAAAATGTCAATGAAAGCTAAGTATTTTCAAATGAAAAGAAAATCAAAAAGTAAAGGTGAAATATTTATTTATGGTGATATTGTAAGTGATAAATGGTTTGAAAGTGATGTAACTGCTACAGATTTCAAAAATAAACTAGATGAACTAGGAGACATCAGTGAAATAGATGTTCATATAAATTCATCTGGAGGCAGTGTATTTGAAGGGCATGCAATATACAATATGCTAAAAATGCATCCTGCAAAAATTAATATCTATGTCGATGCCTTAGCGGCATCAATTGCTAGTGTTATCGCTATGAGTGGTGACACTATTTTTATGCACAAACAAAGTATAAATTTCTAATTATCTTTTTATATTTTCTTAAATGCTCGTAAAGCCTTATTCTATGTGCTTTCGAGTATTTTTACTGTAGGAAGATACTTCACGTTTCTTTGCATATTTCCTCATGTCTTAGCTGTCAGAAGTGGTAAATAAGTAGTAAATTCATTTGTACTACTAAGCAACAAGACGCTCCTGTTGCTTCTCTTTATTCAAGCGTTTCATTTCTGCCATTGCAGAATCGAATGTTGCATGTGCGTAATAGTTCAGCGTCATGGCTATATTAGCATGTCCCATAATGTACTGTAATGCCTTTGGATTCATTCCTGCATTTGCATAGTTGGTACAGAATGTATGTCGCAAACTATGTGGAGTGATGTGTGGCAATTTATCCTCGTTATACTTATTGTATTTCTTAACAAGACCTTTCATCATGCCGTTGTAATCACTTGCCACTTTTGGATAGTTCTTTCTATTAAGAAAGAGGAAATCACTATATCCATCAATCTCAACACGCTTATCATTCTTTCGATTCGCTAACACTCGCTTAAATGCTTGATAGGCTTCTTCAACCATAGGAACTTGACGTTCGCCACTTTTGGTCTTTGGTGTTTCAATGTAGTACCCAATTTCAGTATCTCTCAATAGCTGATGGTCTATATTGACAAGACGATTCTCAAAATCTAAATCTGGAAGTGTCAAACCACCAAACTCTGAAATACGAAGACCTGTTTTTAAGAGTATCAGAATTTCATCATAATTTTTGCTGTAGGTTTTATCAGCTTTTGCAAAGGCTAACAGTTTTTCTTCCTGTTCTTCTGTTAGTACGGTCTTAGGGACAGTATCATCATCAAGAACTGCTTTCAGTTGAAAGTCAAATGGATTCTTCCGAACACAATCATCTTGTATAGCAATATAGAATGAAGCCTTTAAAGAACGTTTGTAGTTATTGATGGTTTGATAAGCATAACCATTTTCACTCATTCTAATAGCCCATTCTTTAGCGTCTGATGGCTTAATACTGTCAATACTTCTTACACCTAACTTGTCTTTCTTCAAAATATCCATAAGATATTTGCGTCCAGTTTCAGTGTTTTTTCTAACCTTTGGTCTTTGAGCGTTCTGTTTTGCGTAAAGCTGGCAGAGTGTCATTTTCTTTCCTACAACATCAATACCATCATGAATGTCTTTCTGTAACTCTGCGATTTTCTCTCTAAGTGAGATACAATCACGCTTTCCTGCTGGTACTCGGTCTGTAGCCACAAGTTTCCACGAGTAAACAAATTGCGGTTCTCCAAATGAATCTATATATTTGTATAAGTATCTTCCGTCTTTTCGTTGGCTCTCTCCAGTCTTTAAGATTCGACCTTTATTGTCACGTCTTTTTTCTGACATGGCATTTGCTCCTTTCCTTTATGGAAAGAGCCTTGATACGACTTAATACTATTTTATCATATACAAGACCCTTTGGCGACGCTAGATTGCGTCCAATGTATCTATAATTTTTTCAAATTGTTTTCGTTTAATCTGAATACGATTGCCATTCATAATCAGCCAATTTGCATTTTTATTTTCCTCTGCCAAGCGTCGTAGCTTGTTTTCGCCAATACGAAAATATTTTGACGCTTCTTCAATGGTTAGGGTATAACGTTCCCAAATAGGAATGTCAGTCTGCTTCATAAAATCCTCCTTTCCAAATCACTTATTTGGATTTCATAAAAGTTGTTTTACCAGCAATCGAACAGCTTTAGCAAAGCTCACGGGAGTTCCACCCCTGCATGGTTCTCATGTAGCCATACTCATTGCCTGCGACGGTTTTATCACGCTCGGACTATTGACTGTATGGGAGTATCATTATCACGATAAGAATGTCGTTGCAGGCAATCCTGCTAAAGATTGCTTCTCGGATCACTAACATGAATCGCTCGCTATCTTTATAAGATAGGTCATGGCGGTTAGTTCCGTTGGCTCTTTTCTTATCGAAACGTATTCGATTACTTTTATTCAGTTTTCAAAGAACAATGGCTCGTTAGCCTATCAAAACACATTGAAAGCTCAATATGCTTTGGTGGAATAACAAACCTCCCTGTTCGGGAAGCGTGGAATGGTTTAGCACGCTTCCACGAAAGGAGAGAGGATATTACTTAATTTCAAATGACAAAATCTTTGTAATCAGTCTGGTTTCCATTCTTCCACGTAAGACTTCATCAACGACCATACTTTGATTGCCATATTCATCTTTCATAAGTCGTAGGGAACGCTTCGTTATGTACCCTCTGTAATGATGTAGAATCTGGTTAATCGCTTCGGTATCGCCATCTGTTGCCTTTACAATGAGAGGAAAGGGAATCATAGGATATTGTGTTTTCATTCTTCAAATTCCTCCATAAACTTTTTAATTAAGGCTAGTCCACTGGTTCTATGCCGATAGACAGTAGAACGGTTCAATTTCAACAGGTCTGCAATTTCTGAATCGCTCATGTCCATAAAGTAAAACAGCAGTAGAATTTCACGTTTCTTGTCTGGCAACTCACGTAATGCTTCACTCAACAAATCATTTTCAACGCCTACTGATAACCCATTGAGTGTAAAAATCTGAAAGTCAGTTGAATAGTTATCTGTTGTCGCAAACTGGCTAACAAGATAATCGCCAACATCCGAAAAGGACACCTCACGCTTTGCAATCCTTGAAAGATAAAGCATATAATTCTTTCGCTCGTCTTCCATAGCACGTTTACAGATATAGTCAAACTGATTTTCTATTGTGGTCTGAAAAGAAGATGGTTTCATGTTTCTCACCCCCTTTCTGTCTAGGAAAGGAAGTGAGCCTTGCTCGTTTATCTCCTTTCACTCTTAGTCCCAATGTGAAAGGGGGATTTGTTGCATTACTGATAAATAAACTTTGTAAAAAAGTTCTGAATAGCCAAAAAAGCATATAAACAGATTTATTTCTCTGTTTACATGCTTCTGTTATTCTATCTATATGATTTATAAAACCACATTGGTGGACGTACTTATCTATTGCAGATAGACGACTTTTTTTGACAAGAACCCAATGTAAGGAAATTTATTGTATATGATGTACTTCATGGCGACGTTGACCTCCAACAAACCGCCATTTGGAAGTAATATACAATATTTTAACAGCGTAAATAGCACTACCATATAACGGTTTTTTTTATTGGCGTTTAGTAGTGCTTTTTATTAAATATAAACCTATAAACCATATAACACGTTTTTCTATACCTGTTTTTAATTCAGTAGGAACAATAAAATGTATAGAGGTGGTCTACTATGCGTAAAAAAGAAGATAAATATGATTTTAGAGCCTTTGGTTTAGCCATTAAAGAAGCTCGATTGAAACGAGGTTTAACTCGTGAACAAGTGGGAGCATTGATTGAAATTGACCCACGGTACTTAACTAATATTGAAAATAAAGGGCAACACCCCAGCATACAAGTTCTTTATGACCTTGTATCGTTACTTCATGTTTCCGTTGATGAATTTTTCTTACCTGCTAATAACTTGGTAAAAAGCACCCGACGATTACAGATAGAGAAATACATGGATAGCTTTACAGACAAAGAACTATCCTTAATGGAATCTTTAGCCAGCGGTATCAACGAAGCAAGAAACATCGAAGACTAATTAAAAGAATCCATACATAACGGAAAGAGCCGATAAAATGAGATTGTATTAATCTCATTTTATCGGCTCTGCGTCTTTGCGTCTGGCTCTGTAATCACAGTTACTTTGAACTGCTTTATTTCAATTAAATTTTCTTGTCTGCATTTCGGACAATAGAGGGGGAATTTTTTTAATTCAGTATCTTCCCTTATCTTTAATCGTGTTTTATTTCCACATACAGGACACAATATCCACTTGTAGTTTATAATAACTATCTCCTCCTTTACACTTTAATTCAAATCTTTATTAAAAAATATTTCATCTTATTTAACAAGAAACCATATTTATATAACAACATAAAATACACTAAGTTATTTTATTGAACATATATCGTACTTTATCTATCCGACTATTTGGACGACGGGGCTGGCAAACAGGTTCACCGGTAGTAACATGGTACCCTTTTAACTCTGTTAAACAAACACTACGTCCATTTGTAAAGAAAGTTAAATCACTACGATATTCTTGAATACACCGAGCAGGGATTTCTCCACTAAGAATGACCTCATTATTTTTCAATTGAGTGTCTACGATGTTCGCACAATATTTAGGAGCATCGTTGTATGCTCGTGAAAGATATTCCTGTGGCGCATAAATTTTAAAACTAAGATATGGCTCTAACAATTCTGTTCCAGCTTTTTTTAAGACTTGTTCCAATACAATAGGAGCAAGCATCCGAAAATCTGCTGGAGTACTAACAGGGCTATAGTATAAACCGTACTTAAAACAGATTTTACAATCCGTCACATTCCAACCATATAATCCTTGTTCGCAACCATAGCGTATCCCTTCCATAACTGCATTTTGAAATGATTGATTTAAGTATCCAAGAGAAACCGAGCTCTCATACTGCATTCCACTTCCCAACGGAAGCGGTGATACAGATAAACCAATGGAAGCCCAGAAAGGATTTGGCGGCACTTCGATGTGAATGGTATATTCTGCATTTTTTAACGGTCTCTCCATATAAATGACTGTAGGCTCTTTTAGTTCTATCTCCACATGATACTTTTCTTGCAACAGTGCACTAATCACTTCCATTTGTACTTTCCCTAAGAAAGAAAGTATAATTTCATGTGTCGTAGAATCCACGTAATATCGTAGAAGCGGATCACTATCTGAGATTTCCAAAAGGGCATCAAGCAACATTTCTCTCTGTTCAGGTTTACTCGGTTCAACAGTTGTTTGTAGTAGAGGGTGCGGATTTTCAATCTTTTTTCTCTGTGGCAATAGTTTTGTATCTCCAAGAACACTATTTAACTTCAAAAACTCATTTTGCAAAATAACAATTTCTCCAGAATAAGCTCTATCAATCTTACATAATTCACCATTTATTGAAGTATACATTTCTGTAACTTTTATTTTTTCTTTTTCTGATACTCTAACCGAATCTCGTAAATGTAGTACTCCACTATAAAGGCGTATATATGCAAGACGTTGTCTTTTTTTTGTATATTCAATTTTGAAAACATTTCCGCAAAGTTCAGACGGACCTCGATGTGTTGATGAATAAAATTTATTAGTAATAACTTCTATAAGGTTATCAATCCCTATATTACTTTTTGCACTTCCATGATAAAGAGGGAACAGAGAACAATTCTGAAATCTTATGCTTTCCTCTTGTTCGAGTTCCAATGCTTCTAATGATTTACCGGACATATATTTCTCTAAAAGGTCATCGTTTCCCTCTATTACCGTATCCCATTGTTCAGATTCGGTAAAGTTCGTCACACACATATTAGGATACAGTTCTACCTTCTGTTTGATTACAATTTCGGCAGAAAGTTTCTCTTTAATATCCTGATAAACCGTTGATAAATCAATTCCATTTTGGTCAATCTTATTGATAAAAAAGATTGTGGGAATCCCCATTTTCCTAAGTGCATGAAATAATATACGAGTTTGTGCTTGTACGCCATCTTTTGCAGAAATCAGTAGAATTGCCCCATCTAAAACTGATAATGAACGATATACTTCTGCTAAGAAATCCATATGTCCTGGCGTGTCTATGATGTTCACCTTCGTATTTTCCCACTGAAAAGAGGTTATTCCTGTCTGAATTGTAATTCCTCTCTGACGTTCTAAAAGCGTATTATCCGTCCTCGTTGTACCTTTGTCCACGCTTCCTAATTCTGTAATCGCTCCACTGTTATATAATAAGCTTTCTGTTAAGGTAGTTTTTCCCGCATCAACATGAGCTAAAACTCCAATATTAATAATTTTCATGTGATTTTCCTCCATTCAAAAGCCCAAAAGGGCATAAAAATCCCAGTGATAAATACTCTTATCACTGGGATTTTTATGCATAACCATAGGCATACAAAGCATACAGATATTCTCCGGATACTTTAGAATCACATGATAAAGGTATTCTTAAACTGGGTACAAAAAACTAAGCCCTCCTAAAAAAGGACATCCAATTATTTGTTCCCACTATCAAATTGACAGTTTATTTAAGAATACCTTGCCGCATATTTATTAACTCCTTTTAAATAGATACTTAAATAATAGCACGTAAGAGCATATTTGTAAAGGAATCTCCAATTTTTTATCAAAGAGAGTACGTGATTACAAAATAGCTGTAATAATGTACCAATATTTGTTATTCTATAATCTTCCAATTACTCCCGTTCTTTTCAAGTACCAAATCAAATTGAGATACCTGCGTTGCTTTGGTCTGCTGGTCGATATACTCCACTGTCAGCGATACCGTGACTTGATTATCCTTACGATTGTGAATAGGATTTACCAGTTCTTGAAAGATGTACTCTTTTCCGATTGGTTTTAATATCCCGTCATTCACATAGTAGGAAAGTTCACTGGCTGTCGCTGTAGGATAGAGCTTGAAGAACGTCGTTAAAAACTCATTGATTTCATTGGTTGTAATGGAATCAACCGTCCCCTCACTTTCAATGGCTTTTGGTTTATAACTTGATTTCTTAGGTATGTTGGTAATGGTCGGATTCTTAACCAGTACCATATTTCCAGAACCATCTACATAGACACTCACAATATAAGCAGAGTGGACGGTCTTTGTATTTTCTCCCTCTGTAATGAGCTGGTCTACACTGTAGGTTACATTAAACTCATTGTCGCCAGTTGGCTCTACCGTCCATATCTGAAATCCTCTTACAGAAGACGATACAGGAATATCTTTGCGTACTGTATCAACATTGAGAGCTTGAAGTTCATCTGTCAGATAGCCTTTTAGACTTTCCATTCGATTATCAATGGACTTATCGGATTGCTCCCATGAATAGTAGACTTTCGCAAAGTTCTCTACAAAATTTTCTACATGATGAGTATCAACGTATTCCTTTTCTATGATAGTTGTTTCGTGAATAGTATGAGTATCTATAGCTGTAAAGTGCTTGAATATCGCAAAGCTGAAACTAAGCCCTAAAAGTACCCACAAGGCAATCACAACCTTTTTATGAGGATTGACCTTATAGACACGAGGTTTCTTTTCCTTTGGTATCTGTTTTTCTTTATTCTGATTTTTTCTAAATTTCATCATTAAATCTTCCTTTCTCATTGTTTGATTCGTCCTGCTCCCACTAAATGCTGTTGCCAGTAGGGGCTTGTTAAGTCGGCATAACCGATTGGGTCGCCTGCATGAAACATACGGTTATTGCCAAGGTATATCCCAACATGAGTAATATAAGAGCCAGCGTTATAGGTAGAATGAAAGAAAACCAAATCGCCAGCTTGTGCTTCCGATAGTGGGATATGCTGGGTCACATCATATTGCTGTTGTGCGGTTCGTGGTAAGTTAATTCCAGCTTTTCCATACGTCCATTGTGTCAGTCCGCTACAATCAAAAGAAGTAGTCGGGGAAGCTCCACCGTAAACGTATCGCCAGCCCTCATATTTCAGTGCTTCGTCCATGATGGCTTGTACCGTATCATCATCAAACTCTGTTGTGACAAGATACTGCGTTACCAGTTGCACATAAAACATATTGCCATAGTTGTATCGCCAGCCCCCATTGATAGGTATGGCTATGGGATTGGGGTAAGACACTTTTTCGCCACCTGAATACTCTTTTGAGAAACTTTGAGCCAGTTCAAAGGTATATTTATTTCCACGATTAGCCACATACCCTAAGAAACCACCACCATAATTGTAGGACTGGATAACCGATTCTAAATCTACACTGAGCCTTTCGCTACTGGCTAATAATTCACTGAAATACTTCACACCTTGCTTAATGGATTCTTCTGTACTCAATGAATTAGGTGGAAGACCGAGGGATTCCGAGGACTGCATAACATCTTCCGCAGTACCGCCCGATTCCACCTGTATAATCGCAAGAAGTATGTTGACATATTCTTCAACGCCATATTCTTTGGCATATTTTTCTACCATAGGCTTATGAGCCAGCACTTCTGCGGAAACATTCACACCTCCATAATGAATATTGGAAATTCCGCTGTCCTGTTCATCTGAAAATAAAATGGCAACAAACAGAAGCAGTGAGAAGACCATCAAGAATAATCCAGAACCACCAATCACTAAAGTTTTCAACTTCATGGTTTCTTACCGACTTTCTTAATGGTGGCGGTTTTGATTGGTGGTCTACTTCTTGTATTTTGTAGTGGTACTCTTTGAACAGTAGACGGACGTTCTTTTGTGATTGGACGTTGTGAAGTTCTATCTGCTGTAGTGGTTGAAGTTGCTGGCTTTTGAACGGTTTTTTCTTGAACGGTATTGCCTTGGCGTTCCACTTTTGGACTTGAAAAATCGGACTTAACTGCTGGACGCTCTTGTTTGGCTTGTTGAGATTCCTTATATGAAGTCTGAATATTAGACTGTTTTGAGGTCTGTTCATCATGATATTGTTCTTGTCTTGTAGTCGGTCTTTCATGAACAGAAGAAGCAGGCTGTTTTTTCTGTTTGACCTGTTCCATTTCAGAGCGACGCTTCGCAATGGTTTTTCGCCTTTGTTCCTGCTGTTCCTTGCGTCCACTGGCTCTGTCCGCTTTGGTTTGAGAAATACTACTGGTTAAATCACGGACATTCTCTTTTACTTTGGATTTTCCTTGATATACTGCATATCTTGCATTGGTCGGCAAATCTTTAACCTGTTCTTTCAAACCACTAGCAGTGTCTACCATTCTGTCTTTGGTATCAGCTACTGTACCGATGGTTTGACCGATACGTTTTCCAAGTGTTGATTTTTCCTTTCCGTCTGGTCGGGAGTGATCTGCTTGTGTCCTTGCAGAACTCCCCGAACCCGACTGTCCTTTTTTACCTGTAACAATGGCAGACCCAGCCCCTAGAGTAGTCATGGAACGTCCAAGTTTCCGCTGTAGACGGTGCATGTGAGCGTGCATAAGCATACGAGGTTTTCTCATCACACGACTTCCCACACTTTGAGAATCGTTACTCTGTAGAGAAAACATACTCATTAAATCGCCCAGCTTGAAGTAGATTCCTGCAAAGGTCACAATCTGTAGAAAAGCAATCAAAAAGAACGGATAACCAGCCGATAAGGTATAGAGCATGGTTGAAATACTAAATGCTGTCGTAATAATCAATGTGATTCCAGCTCGTGTCAAAATGGTATTAAAGAGCTTTGTTATGGCTCGTTTTGACATACCATCAAATGATGGAATCATGCTTAAAATAAAGCTCACAGGCAGAAACATAGCATAGATGATAAAAAGTACCTGCGAGAAAATCATGATTCCTGTTAATAGGAATACAAATATGGAAATCCCAATATTGAAGACAAATAGGAAGAAGACTGTACCTAAACGGTTAATGGTCTTTGTAATGGTTAGATTGGTATTGCTTCTGTCTTCAATTTCTTCCGCAACAATTTTTTCTCTGTCTTCGCCATTGTTGGAATCTGGGCTGGTGGAGAGCAGGCTTTCCACACGGTCAATACCGATACTTTCAATGTCTGAACTGTTGTATTGAAGCAGTAGCCACGGTTGCTGAACCTGTATGGAAAACAGGCTATCTCTGATTAAGTCCACGCTGTCCTTGCCTTGACTATCGGAATGGGGCATGACAATCTTCGTGCCAAGTGATAAACTGGCATTACTGATGTCTGATGAAAAGTCATTGATTTTTTTTAATGTAGTCGGGAGCGTAGGCAATAAAGGAAGCCGATAGGATAAACACCAGCACAAAATTCATAATGGCATGAATTGCCTTTGTGGTTTCTCTCTTTATCAGTCCCGTATAGGCAACATAAACCCCAAGAACCAAAATCAAGAGTAAGAGGAATCCAACATAGAAACCCTCTGTTGAAAATCCGTTTGCACTCACACCAGCTAAGGTCTGCATATTCTTACCAATGGAATCTGCTGTAGCGGAAATGAAGTCTAAGGAATAGGCTTCCTGTACTAAGTAACCTGTCGCATTGGAAACATACAAACTGATTGTCCAAATAAAATTGGTAATGGCATATAGTCCATACATGACCTGTTTTCCAATCCCGTCCGACCAGTTCCACGGAAGCCAGCCCCAGCTATTATCCACATAAAAATCCAGTTGATAGTTTTCAAGTGGGTATCGGCTGTATTCATTTGCCACATTGACCGTATCATCTACCAAGCCCGCAGCTTGAACCACCGTTCCCAGCATGGCTAAAAGAAAAATGGCAATCACAAGTGTGAAAGCCACTGTCATTGCCACTTTACCTAGACGTTTCAGCGTCCAGTTTGATTTTATTCTGTTTACTATTGATGGTTTCACATTTACACCTCTTTTCGCACAGGTGGTCTGGTATCAAAGGCATGGAGCAGTTCTTCAAATACAGGGTGGAACTGTATCACACCGACACGACCATATAAATCACTGATAAGGCATTGCCCGTTTTCCAAATCACGCAATCGCTTCTGATTGTTTTCGTCCTCTGGGTCTACACCAAAAAAGGCTAAGGTCTTTTTAATCTCGTTAAGGTCAGTGGAACGAAATGCAAATTTTAAGCCGAGGTTATTTTTCAGTTTTTCATCTAAGAGGTCGTCTGTATTTTGGGTCACGAAATATACCCCAGCGTTCATAGCACGACCAGCCCGAACCAGCTTCATAGATAGTGTTTTTCCTTGTGCTACCTGTAAAAAGCTCCATGCTTCGTCTAAATCTACAATCTTGAAAATGCTTCGGTCTGTATGGATAAAGTCTAAAGCAAAGGTACTAATGACAATCAGCATAGCAACGGATAAAAGCTCCATAGTGGTATATTCCTCAAAGGAAGTTTCCTTGTCGGGAAGTACCAAGTCCGCAACCTGTATAATGTTCAGTTGTTTTTCTAAGCTGATAGACTGCTCCACATAACCATTACTGAATAATAAATGTGCAAAGTCATAGTCTGTAAAACTTTCGATATGGTCGGCTATACTGGTACTTAGTGGCGTATTCTCAACCCGTAATTCCTCAATCACTTTCATCAACCCTCGTACTTCACTATTGGTTACTGCACGAATGGCTTTTCTAAGGATTGGGAAGCGTTCCCCATCACGAGAGGAAATCCCCGTAAGGAATGTCAGAATATCAATAGCCAGTGATTCAGAATCTTTGGGATTTTTCATAATCACATAAGGGTCAAGTAAGCCTTTGTTTTTCTCATCAGAAGTCAGAGTGACGATATTGATTTCATGGGAAATCTCTGGCAAGGTTTCTTTCCATCTGCCACGTTCTGCTTTTGGGTCTACAATCACTGCTTGTGCCCCATAAAGCACCGCATAATAGACGATAAGGTTATTCGCAAAGGATTTACCACCACCCAGCGAACCAACAAAAGCCGACGCTAACGCATTGGTTACTGAACCCTTAACCCCTTGACTGGCAAGAGCAGGTTTCAGATAGACATTGCGTCCAGTATCTAAGCTGTAGCCAACATAAATCCCCTCATTTTCCCCCAGCATTTGAGTAGCACCAAAACCTAAACCAGCGAGGAAATCAGAGGTCACGTATTGAATATAATCATTCATATAACGCTTGCTGGCAGGTAAAAATTCTTCATGTAAGCCGAGCATATCCCCAAATGGTCGTACCAGTTTTACGCTTAAATCGTCATAAAAATCTTTCACTTCATTACAACGACGTTTGAGTTCGTCAAGATCATTTGCTGATACCCTTACCACATAAGACAGCTTGTACATAGATTCCTTGCTTTGGTCTAAATTGGTTTCCAGCTCATTCACACTTTCCAGAGCTTCCGCCACATTGGAGCTGGTTTCATTATCACTTTGCCAAGCGTGGTTATCCAAGTCTTTCAGTTCTTTCTTTTTATTGCGGACAGTAGATAGGGCTTTACGATTCGCTACAATTTCCACATTCATTGACGTATCAATCGGGAATGTAAATTGCTGTTGCTGGTAGTAGAAGATTTCAGAGGACGGGAAGTCCAGTTCTCCGACAATGCTGTTAATGGTAAAGTAAGCTACATAGACGGTTTCATCTTCCTGCTGGATTTTCAAATATCGCTGTTTTTCTTCCACCAAACAGCGAGTAGGCTTAATCAAGTCATAGTATTTAATCAGCGTTTCATTATCCAGCTTTTTCTTTGATAGATGGTACTCATACTCTTCATAGGCAGTGCCTGTCTGTCCGTAAAGGTGTTCAATCAGATAGCCGAAGTCGTCCTTATCTAACCTGCGGATTTTGAAACGACGAGAGATTTTATTTTCTAAGAGCTTTTCCATCTTCTGAAAACGCAGGATTTCATCATTACTCATACTAACAAAATCGCCCATCAGCTTATGGTTCACATCATAGACAAAATCAGACAAAGCATTTTTTGCTTCAACGGTAAGACTTTTCATAGAAAACTCCTGATCGTTGAGAAGCAACTTAAAGCCGATAAAGAAACGGTAGTTCACTTGATTTTCGCCAATCATGGATATTAAAGCGTCTGTCTGTTGGTCGATTTTGTCATAGGCAACCGCTTTGAGCTTGCCAGTGACTTCATTTTTGGAACGCTCTTGTGCAGAACGTATGCTGGATTCTGTACTGATTTGTAAAGCATGAATTTTGCCATCACGATTTTGTGCGATAAGCTGTCTGAAAGAATCATGCACTTGTATTTTCTGTTCTGGACTTAGAAATGAGTAATTGTAAGGAACAAGCTCATAGTAAGCATAACATTCCCCGTCTTTATTCCAGACGAGATTGTTTTCAATGTATTTAATTGGATATGCCATAAAATTCACTCCTAACTGCTGTAATGGCTTCTTGTGGCTGGTTTCTGCCAAGCGTTACTTTTTTTCCTGCATAGGTCAGCTTTGGTCGCAGTGCATAAGCAATGACAGACTTCAAAAATCCATAAGGCTTTTTACCATCAAAAGTTTTTGTAGACATAAACCATGTGAAAGCCACAGGAATCCCAAAGTATTTGAGAAATGCTCCCTCTATCATGGAAAGAGGGGGCAAGTTGCCAAGTATCATCACTGCAAAGAGTGACACGACAAACCATGTCATTTGCGTAAAGGTTATGGGAAACGGAAGTCTAAAATCATTGATAGAATACAGTACCTTTTCCACAGACCAGATACTGGTATAGCTTCGTATTTTCTTCATGTAATCAATCCTTTCATAAAAAATAGGGGTAGCTGATTGAGCCACCCCGTAAAATAGAAAATCTGCCAGTAGTAATGTACCGACAGATTTAATAGACGATTTCAAAAATCCCATGATTGGTTGAGATAAACGTTCCTGAAAGGTCTAAATCCCGACCATAGGCTTGATAATCAATATAGTTTTGAAGACTAGCTGGTACTTCGCCTAAAGCACCCGTTTCTTCAATGTAGTAGCGTGCCACGTCATACATATCATCACAATCGGAATGAATGATAATATCCTCTTGATGTTCGCTTAGTTCTTCAATGCTTGAAAAATGAGTGAGCAGAGCAGATAGCTCCGATTGTAATTCTTCGGGTAATTCCGATACCATTTCCCATAGTCGATTGAGTTCGCCAATGGAAGTGTATTCGTCAACCGTAAAGGGTAACTCGTAGTCATGAATGGCGTATTCCTCATATTCATCATTCAAGCCGATTTTCTCTTTGACTTCCTCAAAGTCAATGGGAAAGGTAAACCACGCACCGACCAATTCGCCCTCATTGTATTTGCCTAAATTCGCAATATAGACTTGCATATCGTCCATATATTCACGTCCTTTCTTTGTAGAGATTCAAAAATCCCTACCGCACTTCGTTTGGTGTACCATTCCTTTGCGGAACATAAGAAAACCACTTATATTCCACAAAAGAACGGTTTTATTTAAGCACCAATAATGCGATTGAATAGCTCTAGTAAAATGTCTTTTACTCCAGCAGCGTTGAAGACTAAGCCAACCGCAATAATCGCAATAATTAAAAAGCCAATCAGTTTGCTAAACTCACGCTTGAAGCCAAGATACAAGCCAATCACAACGATTGCTAAAAGCACCAGTGATTGAGCGTTTGATAGAAACCAGTTATAAAGGTTTTGTCCAAAATTCATAAAAATGTTCTCCTCTCTATATTCAATGAATTTGTATTTGAGTTATTTTTTTGTTGTTATCACGTCCTGTTCTTTTACTGACTGTTGCTTCAAAATCTGCTTGTGTCGGTCTGTCAGTTTCGCATGGTCGAGAATGTCTTTTACAACCTGCGTCTGGTTGATTTCATCAAGTTTAATCGCAACCTTTAAGGTCGGGGCAACTTGATGAGATAGCCAGTTCAGCGTCCTTTGGAAGGAGTAAGGCTCTGGTTTTGTGGTTAGTTTTAATCGTTCACGATTGTTCCCAATAAACCAAGCCCATTCTTCATTCAGTTTCCAATCAGAACGAGGTTTGGAATCGTCTTTATCTACAAAACGGATATACCGATTGATAATTTTAAAGGCGGTATGCTCTGGATTGTCATAGACGAGTAAATCACGGACTGCATAATAGGCACGCTCATTTTTCAATCGAATCTCAAAACGGTTTTTTACTTCTGCGTCTTCAATGGGAATATCATTTTTCTTGTACTGCTCGTAGTCCTTTTCATAGATACAGAAATAAACTTCACTTTGTAATGAACCGATATAGAGGGTGTTTCCCATACATTCCTTTTCCTCTTTGCGTACCAGTTCGCCACTGCGATAGCTTTTAAAACTGCGGAAGACGGAGATACATTCTTCCTGTTGGCACTTTTCAGTGAGTACAGGGATATTTAAAATCCCTGTCTTATCGTTAATGGCAAGGTCAAGGCGTTTCATCACACCGCCAGCCACCAAAACGTCCATAAAGAACTCATACCAGCTTCTTTGTTGTGCCAGAAGATAGCTTTCAAATTGTCTGCACCCACGACCTTTCAATTCCACCAGAACTCCTTTGTCCAGTTCATGGGAGCAAAGGACGAATATGTCGCCTAAAGCATAATGCTCTGAATAAGAATAGAAACCATAGTCCTCATGAAGAAAATAGGACAGTTTCAGTTGTAAGATGTTTTCGACCACCTGCTGTACGTCTGTTGTCGGAAAGCGAATTCTTACATAATCAAACAGCATTTCAAGGGGAGCGTCGGGATTGAAGCGTTCCAGAGCTTCCCAAAGGGACTGCTGTAAATCCTCTGATGGCTTGACTTTTCCTGTTTCAATATCGCTTAGATACTGCCTTGTAATACCAGTCGCAACAGCTAAACGGTTTTGAGATAGTCCATAAGCCAAGCGTTTTTCTTTTAAATGCTGTAACCAAGTTTGTTCATTCAGTAAAAATCCCTCCAATCAAAAAGGCGTATGTCAACTTTTAAAGCCCATTTGACATACGCTGAAATTTTGTAAATCCCTTGTAACCAAAGGATTTTCTAATGTTTTTTTGACTGTTTCCTGTCGATTTGTACCCCCCTGTTAGATACGGGGGGGTAAGTGCTGGCGTGGCTATTGCCACACCAGCCAGCAAGATCAGTCCACACCTGCGACTTCCGCTTCGCACGTCGCCTGCGTGGACTGTCTGCTGTTGGATAACTTTTTAATTTCCTCCAAGAAATCATATCCTTTTGGTACAAGGGGAGTATAAAACTCTGATATGACACTTGTTCCTACATCAACATAGCCACGACCTTTGATTCGCTTTAAGAAGAAATCCTTTTGTACGTCACTGCCAAACATCATGCCATAGCCCATTTCAGACATACGACCTAAAGCCACTCTGAAATTAAACTGATCACGGATTCCGTCGCCTAAATATTTTGCGTCTGGACGTTGACAAGCCAGTATTAGAAAGAAGCCAGCTTGACGACCTAACATGACAATCTGTTTCAGCTTATTCATAACTGCGGTGTTTTCTTTTGTTCCCAGCATTTCCATGAAAGCGACGTATTCATCAAAGATTAAGAAGTGTGCCGGGAGACCTAAGTAAGCATAATTTTTGCCAGTCTTATAGTTCTTCATCTGCTTCATTTCCTCACTACGTTTCATCATTTCTTCATAGAATGTTTCAATGCAAGAAAGCAAGTCTTCTTTTCTATAGTAGACATTTGCCATCACAGAACCTAAGTCCGCAAGATCAGCATTTTTCGGGTCAAGAATATACAGTTTTGAATCTGTATGAAGCAAGGCTTCAATCAGTGTCAGTATAAAGTAAGTTTTACCGCCACCTGTACCACCAGCAATCAACATATGAGGGAGCTTATCATATTCCCACCATACGTTTTTCATTAAGCGAAGTTTACCATCTTTAGCTTCTACTTCATCAATAGAAATACGACTGGCTATGGTGTCATAGAGCAAAGTATATTCCACATAGGAATCCTTTAACTCTTTATCCGTCAGCTCACAGTACAAGCCACTCTCTAATTTCTTTTCCAAGTGTAAGAGTTGGTCTTGATATTTTCCCAGCGTGATTTCCACCCGTATCTGTATCAAGCCATTTTTAAGTCGATAATACATTTTAGGGAAGTAGGTTATCTTTTCCTTTGTACGACCAGCACTATCTTTAAAGAAACCCTCTGTTTTGACCTGTTCAGATTCATACCACTTGTTTTCAAGTATCATCTTTGCCAGTTTTTGACGGTGGTAAAGTTGTTTAACCGTATCATAGCGAACCCGTTTGAATACAAACGCTACCAGCAAGCAGATAAGAATTGCGACACTGAAACTGATAATTAAATAGGGAATGTCAATCTTATCTGCTTGTGATAGGTTAAAATCCTGCCAGTTGATCTGCTGGATTGTCTTCACATGAAACAGTCCGACAACCAGCAGGAAAACAGGCAGGAGTGACGCTATCGTAAAATGAAAGACTAAATCTTTACCAGATGGGCGAATCCTTTTACCACGCTGTTTCATGCGAAAAAGTCTCCTTTCTACCTAGCGACTATTTGTCTTGTGTCGGTTCTTTCTTTGCTTGTGGTTGAGCTTTGAATGAACTAGAATCCTTTGTCAGCACAATATCGTCTGCCTTGATATACCAGTCAACATCTGCTCCTTGATAGGTGGCAGTAGCAACGGTGTCCGCAATGGGATTGATAAGTTCCACCCGTGCGTTATAATCAAACTCTTTCAAAGGCACGCTGGCAGGAATACTTACTTGAATCATGCGTCCTTGTCCTTTGGATTTTAAGTCATAGGTACGTTCCTTGATTTCATCTGAAACCGACCCGTCTTCATTTTGGATTCTCACTTCACGACGTAGAGCAGAGAATTTCAATTCTCCAAAAGTCGTGTCTTTATCTAATACAATGCCATTTGCTAATCTCATCATTTTTCCTCTCTTTCTTTATTCTTTTATCATGTCGTCAGCATGTAAAAGGTAATTTGTAAAACCACGAGTGCCGATTTTGTAGCCCTCTGCGGTAATACGTGGATTGACTAACTTCACACGTTCCTCAAAGCCGAAATGTTTTTCGCCAGCTTCAGCAGGAAGCACCACCACAATATCATCTGCTCTTTGAACATCAGAATAGAGATTATAGCTTCTTGATAAGACAGTTAGCCGTCCGTTGATTCTTCGCTGAACGACTTTATCCTCGCCAGCAAATTCTAAATTGCCGAATGTTTTTTCCATGTTGGGAATCACAAATTTAAGTTCCATATTTTTACCTATCCTTTCTTTTTTATTGGCTGAATGAATGTTTGATGGTCTTAAAGAGTGGGGAACGACCTTTTGATTCTTGATTTTTTGTTTTCATAAGTTCACTTCCTTTCAAAATCGGGTAAAAAAATAGACACCTCATTTTTTGAAGTGTCTACCTATTAAATATTCAAATTTTATTGGAAGTATCTTTATATCTTCACTTTTCAAGGATAAATCGTCGTATCAAAGCTCATTCATAAGTAGTAAATTAGTAGTAAATTGAGTGGTTTTGACCTTGATAAAGTGTGATAAGTCCAGTTTTTATGCGGATAACTAGATTTTTATGCTATTTTTAAACCCAAAAATAGTTTTTTAATGATTCATAATTCATGGGTTATGACTGTAGGTAATGCAGAAGAATTAAGAAAGACAGCGGATTTACTTGATAAAACAGATGCTGTTAGTAATTCAGCGTATTTGGATAAAGCAAAAAACTTAGATCAAGAACAATTAAAGCAGATGTTAGATGCAGAAACATGGCTTACTGCTGAAGAAGCCTTATCTTTTGGCTTAATAGATGAAGTTTTAGGAGCTAATGAAATAGCTGCTAGTATCTCTAAAGAGCAGTATAAGCGTTTCGAGAACGTCCCGGAAGATTTAAAGAAAGATGTAGACAAAATCACAAAAATTGATGATGTAGATACATCTGAATTGGTTGAAACACCTAAAGAAAGTATGTCACTAGAAGAAAAAGAAAAAAGAGAAAAAATTAAACGCGAATGCGAAATTTTAAAAATGACAATGAGTTATTAGGAGGAAATGAAATGCCGACATTATATGAATTAAAACAATCATTAGGTATGATTGGACAACAATTAAAAAATAAAAATGATGAGTTGAGTCAGAAAGCAACAGATCCAAATATTGATATGGAAGACATCAAACAACTAGAAACAGAAAAAGCAGGCTTACAACAAAGATTTAACATTGTTGAAAGACAAGTACAAGACATTGAAGAAAAAGAAAAAGCGAAAGTTAAAGACACAGGAGAAGCTTATCAATCTTTAAATGATCATGAGAAGATGGTTAAAGCTAAGGCAGAGTTTTATCGTCACGCGATTTTACCAAATGAATTTGAAAAACCTTCAATGGAGGCACAACGTTTATTACACGCTTTACCAACAGGTAATGATTCAGGTGGAGATAAGCTCTTACCAAAAACACTTTCTAAAGAAATTGTTTCAGAACCATTTGCTAAAAACCAATTACGTGAAAAAGCTCGTCTAACTAACATTAAAGGTTTAGAGATTCCAAGAGTTTCATACACTTTAGACGATGATGATTTCATTACAGACGTAGAAACAGCAAAAGAATTAAAATTAAAAGGTGATACAGTCAAGTTCACTACTAATAAATTCAAAGTATTTGCTGCAATTTCAGATACTGTAATTCATGGATCAGATGTAGATTTAGTAAACTGGGTTGAAAACGCACTACAATCAGGATTAGCAGCTAAAGAGCGTAAAGATGCCTTAGCAGTAAGTCCTAAATCTGGATTAGAACACATGTCATTTTATAATGGATCTGTTAAAGAAGTTGAGGGAGCAGACATGTATGATGCTATTATTAACGCTTTAGCAGATTTACATGAAGATTACCGTGATAACGCAACAATTTATATGCGATATGCAGATTATGTCAAAATTATTAGTGTTCTTTCAAATGGAACAACAAATTTCTTTGACACACCAGCAGAAAAAGTATTTGGCAAACCAGTAGTATTTACAGATGCAGCAGTTAAACCTATTGTGGGAGATTTCAATTATTTTGGAATTAACTATGATGGAACAACTTATGACACTGATAAAGATGTTAAAAAAGGCGAATATTTGTTTGTATTAACAGCATGGTATGATCAGCAACGTACATTAGACAGTGCATTCAGAATTGCAAAAGCAAAAGAAAATACAGGTCCATTACCCAGCTAAGCCCCAAAAGGTTAATGTAACAGCTAAGGCTAAATCAGCTGTAATATCAGCCGAATAGGGGTGATGAAATGAGTTTAGAAGAAATTAAATTGTGGTTGAGAATTGACTATAATTTCGAAAATGATTTAATTGAAGGTCTCATTCAATCGGCTAAGTCTGAATTACTATTAAGTGGGGTTCCAGATTATGACAAAGATGACTTGGAATACCCGCTTTTTTGTACAGCGATTAAATATATCATTGCAAGAGATTATGAAAGTCGTGGATACTCAAATGACCAATCTAGAAGCAAGGTGTTTAATGAAAAAGGATTGCAAAAAATGATTTTGAAATTAAAAAAGTGGTAGGTGATTTTTAAATGGAATTTAATGAATTTAAAGATCGCGCGTATTTTTTTCAATATATAAACAAAGGACCATATCCAGATGAAGAGGAAAAAATGAAATTGTATAGTTGCTTTTGTAAAATTTATAATCCTTCTATGAAAGATAGAGAAATTTTAAAAGCGACTGAATCAAAATCAGGATTAACCATAATTGTCAGGTCTTCTAAAACTGAATATCTACCACAAACAAATCACTTAGTTAAAATTGACAGTGCATTATATTCCGATAAATTATTCAACATTGTAGAAATAAGAATTGATACACCAGATATTGGCTATAATACAGTGGTTTTATCAGAAAAATGAGTGTAGAAATTAAAGGGATACCTGAAGTGTTGAATAAATTAGAATCGGTATACGGTAAACAAGCAATGCAGGCTAAGAGTGATAAAGCTTTAAATGAAGCATCTGAATTTTTTATAAAGGCTTTAAAGAAAGAGTTCGAGAGCTTTAAAGATACGGGTGCCAGTATAGAAGAAATGACTAAATCTAAGCCTTATACAAAAGTTGGTAGTCAAGAAAGGGCTGTTTTAATTGAATGGGTAGGTCCTATGAATCGCAAAAACATTATTCACTTGAATGAACATGGTTATACAAGAGATGGAAAAAAATATACACCAAGAGGTTTTGGAGTTATTGCAAAAACATTAGCTGCTAGCGAACGTAAGTATAGAGAAATTATAAAAAAGGAGTTGGCCAGATAAATGAATATATTAAACACCATAAAAGGAATTTTATTATCTGATGCAGAGCTCAAAACACATATAAATTCTAGAATATACTATTACAAAGTCACTGAAAACGCTGAAACTTCCAAACCCTTTGTTGTTATTACACCTGTTTATGATTTGCCTTCAGACTTTATGTCTGATAAATATCTCAGTGAAGAATACTTAATTCAAATAGATGTAGAATCTTCAAATAATCAGAAAACAATTGATATAACAAAACGAATAAGATACCTGTTATATCAACAAAATTTAATTCAAGCATCTAGTCAGTTAGATGCTTATTTTGAAGAAACTAAACGTTATGTGATGTCGAGACGATATCAAGGCATACCCAAAAATATATATTATAAAAATCAGCGCATCGAATAGGTGTGCTTTTTAATTTTTAAGGAGGAAATAAGCAATGGCAGAAGGACAAGGTTCTTATAAAGTAGGTTTTAAAAGATTATACGTTGGAGTTTTTAACCCAGAAGCAACAAAAGTAGTTAAACGCATGACATGGGAAGATGAAAAAGGTGGTACAGTTGACCTAAATATCACAGGTTTAGCACCAGATTTAGTAGATATGTTTGCATCTAACAAACGTGTATGGATGAAAAAACAAGGTACTAATGAAGTTAAGTCTGACATGAGTATTTTCAATATTCCAAGTGATGATTTAAACACAGTTATTGGACGTACTAAAGATAAAAATGGTACATCTTGGGTAGGAGAGAATACAAGAGCACCGTATGTAACAGTAATTGGCGAATCGGAAGATGGTTTAACAGGTCAGCCGGTATATGTAGCCTTACTTAAAGGTACTTTTAGTTTAGATTCAATTGAATTTAAAACACGAGGTGAAAAAGCAGAAGCCCCAGAACCTACAAAATTAACAGGTGACTGGATGAATAGAAAAGTTGATGTTGATGGAACGTCACAAGGTATTGTATACGGTTATCATGAAGGTAAAGAAGGAGAAGCAGAATTCTTCAAAAAAGTATTCGTTGGATACACGGACAGTGAAGATCATTCAGAGGATTCTGCAGGTTCGTTACCCAGCTAATCCCCAAAATGTTGAAGTAGCAGTTAATTCAAAATCTGCAACAGTTTCAGCAGAATAGGGGCTTTCAAAATAAATCAAAGGAGAATAATTTATGACTAAAACTTTAAAGGTTTATAAAGGAGACGACGTCGTAGCTTCTGAACAAGGTGAAGGCAAAGTGTCAGTAACTTTATCTAATTTAGAAGCGGATACAACTTATCCAAAAGGTACTTACCAAGTGGCATGGGAAGAAAATGGTAAAGAATCTAGTAAAGTTGATGTACCTCAATTCAAAACCAATCCAATTCTAGTCTCAGGCGTATCATTTACACCAGAAACTAAATCAATTATGGTAAATACCGATGACAATGTTGAGCCAAACATTGCACCAAGCACAGCAACGAATAAAATATTGAAATATACAAGTGAACATCCAGAATTTGTTACTGTAGATGAAAATACAGGAGCAATTCACGGTGTAGCTGAAGGTACTTCAGTAATCACTGCTACGTCTACTGATGGAAGCGATAAGTCAGGACAAATTTCAGTGACAGTAACAAACGGATAGGGATTTAAGGCGCAGTATATCTGCGTCTTTTTTATTTGAATAAAAGGAGCTAATACAATGATTAAATTTGAAATTAAAGATCGTAAAACAGGAAAAACAGAGAGCTATACAAAAGAAGATGTAACAATGGGCGAAGCAGAAAAATGCTATGAGTATTTAGAATTAGTAAATCAAGAGAATAAAAAAGAAGCACCTAACGCAACAAAAATGAGACAAAAAGAGCGACAGTTATTAGTAGATTTATTTAAAGATGAAGGATTGACTGAAGAAGATGTTCTGAACAAGATGAGTACTAAAACTTATACAAAAGCCTTACAAGATATATTTCGAGAAATCAATGGTGAAGATGAAGAAGATTCAGAAACTGAACCAGAAGAGATGGGAAAGACAGAAGAACAATCTCAATAAAAGACATTTTATCGAACATTAAGAAAATACAACGTTTCTGTATGGAGCAGTATGGGTGGACATTAACTGAAGTCAGAAAACAGCCGTATGTAAAACTTTTAGAAATACTTAATGAAGAGAATAAAGAAGAGACTGAAGAAAAACAAAGTGAACAAAAAGTCATTACAGGTACGGATTTAAGAAAACTTTTTGGAAGCTAGAAAGGAGGTTAATATGAATGAAAAAGTAGAAGGCATGACCTTGGAGCTGAAATTAGACCATTTAGGTGTCCAAGAAGGCATGAAAGGTTTAAAGCGACAATTAGGTGTTGTTAATAGTGAAATGAAAGCTAATCTGTCAGCATTTGATAAGTCTGAAAAATCAATGGAAAAATATCAGGCGAGAATTAAGGGGTTAAATGATAGGCTTAAAGTTCAAAAAAAGATGTATTCTCAAGTAGAAGATGAGCTTAAACAAGTTAACGCTAATTACCAAAAAGCTAAATCCAGTGTAAAAGATGTTGAGAAAGCATATTTAAAGTTAGTAGAAGCCAATAAAAAAGAAAAATTAGCTCTTGATAAATCTAAAGAAGCCTTAAAATCATCGAATACAGAACTTAAAAAAGCTGAAAATCAATATAAACGTACAAATCAACGTAAACAAGATGCGTATCAAAAACTTAAACAGTTGAGAGATGCAGAACAAAAGCTTAAGAATAGTAACCAAGCTACTACTGCACAACTAAAAAGAGCAAGTGACGCAGTACAGAAGCAGTCCGCTAAGCATAAAGCACTTGTTGAACAATATAAACAAGAAGGCAATCAAGTTCAAAAACTAAAAGTGCAAAATGACAATCTTTCAAAATCAAATGATAAAATTGAAAGTTCTTACGCTAAAACTAATACTAAATTAAAGCAAACAGAAAAAGAATTTAATGATTTAAACAATACTATTAAGAATCATAGCGCTAATGTCGCAAAAGCTGAAACAGCTGTTAATAAAGAAAAAGCTGCTTTAAATAATTTGGAGCGTTCAATAGATAAAGCTTCATCCGAAATGAAGACTTTTAACAAAGAACAAATGATAGCTCAAAGTCATTTCGGTAAACTTGCAAGTCAAGCGGATGTCATGTCAAAGAAATTTAGTTCTATTGGAGACAAAATGACTTCCCTGGGACGTACAATGACGATGGGCGTATCTACACCGATTACTTTAGGTTTAGGTGCAGCATTAAAAACGAGTGCAGACTTTGAAGGGCAAATGTCTCGAGTTGGAGCGATTGCACAAGCAAGCAGTAAAGACTTAAAAAGCATGTCTAATCAAGCGGTTGACTTAGGAGCTAAAACAAGTAAAAGTGCTAACGAAGTTGCTAAAGGTATGGAAGAATTGGCAGCTTTAGGCTTTAATGCCAAACAAACAATGGAGGCTATGCCAGGTGTTATCAGCGCAGCAGAAGCAAGTGGTGCAGAAATGGCTACAACTGCAACTGTAATGGCTTCAGCGATTAACTCTTTCGGTTTAAAAGCATCTGATGCAAATCATGTTGCTGATTTACTTGCGAGATCAGCAAATGATAGTGCTGCAGATATTCAATATATGGGAGATGCATTAAAATATGCAGGTACTCCAGCAAAAGCATTAGGAGTTTCAATAGAGGACACTTCTGCAGCAATTGAAGTTTTATCTAACTCAGGTTTAGAGGGGTCTCAAGCAGGTACTGCATTAAGAGCTTCGTTTATTAGGCTAGCTAATCCAAGTAAAAGTACAGCTAAGGAAATGAAAAAATTAGGTATTCATTTGTCTGATGCTAAAGGTGAGTTTGTTGGAATGGGCGAATTGATTAGACAGTTCCAAGATAACATGAAAGGCATGACGAGAGAACAAAAATTAGCAACAGTGGCTACAATAGTTGGCACTGAAGCAGCAAGTGGATTTTTAGCCTTGATTGAAGCGGGTCCAGATAAAATTAATAGCTATAGCAAATCATTGAAGAACTCTAATGGTGAAAGTAAAAAAGCAGCTGATTTGATGAAAGATAACCTCAAAGGTGCTCTGGAACAATTAGGTGGCGCTTTTGAATCGTTAGCAATTGAAGTTGGTAAAGATTTAACGCCTATGATTAGAGCAGGTGCGGAAGGATTAACAAAATTAGTTGATGGATTTACACATCTTCCTGGTTGGGTTAGAAAGGCTTCGGTAGGCTTAGCAATTTTTGGTGCATCTATTGGTCCTGCTGTTCTTGCTGGTGGCTTATTAATACGTGCAGTTGGGAGCGCGGCTAAAGGCTATGCATCATTAAATAGACGCATTGCTGAAAATACAATTCTTTCTAATACCAATTCAAAAGCAATGAAATCTTTAGGTCTTCAAACATTATTTCTTGGTTCTACAACAGGAAAAACGTCAAAAGGCTTTAAAGGATTAGCCGGAGCTATGTTGTTTAATTTAAAACCTATAAATGTTTTGAAAAATTCTGCAAAGCTAGCAATTTTACCGTTCAAACTTTTGAAAAACGGTTTAGGATTAGCCGCAAAATCCTTATTTGCAGTAAGTGGAGGCGCAAGATTTGCTGGTGTAGCCTTAAAGTTTTTAACAGGACCTATAGGTGCTACAATAACTGCTATTACAATTGCATATAAAGTTTTTAAAACCGCATATGATCGTGTGGAATGGTTCAGAAACGGTATTAACGGTTTAGGAGAAACTATAAAGTTTTTTGGTGGCAAAATTATTGGCGGTGCTGTTAGGAAGCTAGGAGAGTTTAAAAATTATCTTGGAAGTATAGGCAAAAGCTTCAAAGAAAAGTTTTCAAAGGATATGAAAGATGGTTATAAATCTTTGAGTGACGATGACCTTCTGAAAGTAGGAGTCAACAAGTTTAAAGGATTTATGCAAACCATGGGCACAGCTTCTAAAAAAGCATCTGATACTGTAAAAGTGTTGGGGAAAGGTGTTTCAAAAGAAACAGAAAAAGCTTTAGAAAAATACGTACACTATTCTGAAGAGAACAACAGAATCATGGAAAAAGTACGTTTAAACTCGGGTCAAATAACAGAAGACAAAGCAAAAAAACTTTTGAAAATTGAAGCGGATTTATCTAATAACCTTATAGCTGAAATAGAAAAAAGAAATAAAAAGGAACTCGAAAAAACTCAAGAACTTATTGATAAGTATAGTGCATTCGATGAACAAGAAAAGCAAAACATTTTAACTAGAACTAAAGAAAAAAATGACTTGCGAATTAAAAAAGAGCAAGAACTCAATCAGAAAATCAAAGAATTGAAAGAAAAAGCTTTAAGTGATGGTCAGATTTCAGAAAATGAAAGAAAAGAAATTGAAAAGCTTGAAAATCAAAGACGTGACATCACTGTTAAAGAATTGAGTAAGACTGAAAAAGAGCAAGAGCGTATTTTAGTAAGAATGCAAAGAAACAGAAATGCTTATTCAATAGACGAAGCGAGCAAAGCAATTAAAGAAGCAGAAAAAGCAAGAAAAGCAAGAAAAAAAGAAGTGGATAAGCAGTATGAAGATGATGTCATTGCTATAAAAAATAACGTCAACCTTTCTAAGTCTGAAAAAGATAAATTGTTAGCTATTGCTGATCAAAGACATAAGGATGAAGTAAGAAAGGCAAAATCTAAAAAAGATGCTGTAGTAGACGTTGTTAAAAAGCAAAATAAAGATATTGATAAAGAAATGGATTTATCCAGTGGACGTGTATATAAAAATACTGAAAAGTGGTGGAATGGTCTTAAAAGTTGGTGGTCTAACTTTAGAGAAGACCAAAAGAAGAAAAGTGATAAATACGCTAAAGAACAAGAAGAAACAGCTCGTAGAAACAGAGAAAATATAAAGAAATGGTTTGGAAATGCTTGGGACGGCGTAAAAACTAAAACTGGTGAAGCCTTTAGTAAAATGGGCAGAAATGCTAATCATTTTGGCGGCGAAATGAAAAAAATGTGGAGTGGAATCAAAGGAATTCCAAGCAAATTAAGTTCAAGTTGGAGCTCAGCCAAAAGTTCTGTAGGATATCACACTAAGGCTATAGCTAATAGTACTGGTAAATGGTTTGGAAAAGCTTGGCAATCTGTTAAATCGACTACAGGAAGTATTTACAATCAAACTAAGCAAAAGTATTCAGATGCCTCAGATAAAGCTTGGGCGCATTCAAAATCTATTTGGAGAGGCACATCAAAATGGTTTAGCAACGCATATAAAAGTGCAAAGGGTTGGCTAACAGATATGGCTAATAAATCGCGCTCGAAATGGGATAATATTTCTAGTACAGCATGGTCGAATGCAAAATCCGTTTGGAAAGGAACATCGAAATGGTTTAGTAACTCATACAAATCTTTAAAAGGTTGGACTGGGGATATGTATTCAAGAGCCCACGATCGTTTTGATGCAATTTCAAGTTCGGCATGGTCTAACGCTAAATCAGTATTTAATGGTTTTAGAAAATGGCTATCAAAAACATATGATTGGATTAGAGATATTGGTAAAGACATGGGAAGAGCTGCGGCTGATTTAGGTAAAAATGTTGCTAATAAAGCTATTGGCGGTTTGAATAGCATGATTGGCGGTATTAATAAAATATCTAAAGCCATTACTGATAAAAATCTCATCAAGCCAATACCTACATTGTCTACTGGTACTTTAGCAGGAAAGGGTGTAGCTACCGATAATTCAGGAGCATTAACGCAACCGACATTTGCTGTATTAAATGATAGAGGTTCTGGAAACGCCCCAGGTGGTGGAGTTCAAGAAATAATTCACAGGGCTGACGGAACATTCCATGCACCCCAAGGACGAGATGTGGTTGTTCCACTAGGAGTTGGAGATAGTGTAATAAATGCCAATGACACTCTGAAGTTACAGCGGATGGGTGTTTTGCCAAAATTCCATGGTGGTACGAAAAAGAAAAAATGGATGGAACAAGTTACTGAAAATCTTGGTAAAAAAGCAGGGGACTTCGGTTCTAAAGCTAAAAACACAGCTCATAATATCAAAAAAGGTGCAGAAGAAATGGTTGAAGCGGCAGGCGATAAAATCAAAGATGGTGCATCTTGGTTAGGCGATAAAATCGGCGATGTGTGGGATTATGTACAACATCCAGGGAAACTAGTAAATAAAGTAATGTCAGGTTTAAATATTAATTTTGGAGGCGGAGCTAACGCTACAGTAAAAATTGCTAAAGGCGCGTACTCATTGCTCAAAAAGAAATTAGTAGACAAAGTAAAATCGTGGTTTGAAGATTTTGGTGGCGGAGGCGATGGAAGCTATCTATTTGACCATCCAATTTGGCAAAGGTTTGGGAGTTACACAGGTGGACTTAACTTTAATGGCGGTCGTCACTATGGTATCGACTTTGGTATGCCTACAGGAACGAACATTTATGCTGTTAAAGGCGGTATAGCTGATAAAGTATGGACTGATTACGGTGGCGGTAATTCTATACAAATTAAGACCGGTGCTAACGAATGGAACTGGTATATGCATTTATCTAAGCAATTAGCAAGACAAGGCCAACGTATTAAAGCTGGTCAACTGATAGGGAAATCAGGTGCTACAGGTAATTTCGTTAGAGGAGCACACTTACATTTCCAATTGATGCAAGGGTCGCATCCAGGGAATGATACAGCTAAAGATCCAGAAAAATGGTTGAAGTCACTTAAAGGTAGTGGCGTTCGAAGTGGTTCAGGTGTTAATAAGGCTGCATCTGCTTGGGCAGGCGATATACGTCGTGCAGCAAAACGAATGGGTGTTAATGTTACTTCGGCTGACGTAGGAAATATCATTAGCTTGATTCAACACGAATCAGGAGGAAATGCAGGTATAACTCAATCTAGTTCGCTTAGAGACATCAACGTTTTACAGGGCAATCCAGCAAAAGGATTGCTTCAATATATCCCACAAACATTTAGACATTATGCTGTTAGAGGTCACAACAATATATATAGTGGTTACGATCAGTTATTAGCGTTCTTTAACAACAGATATTGGCGCTCACAGTTTAACCCAAGAGGTGGTTGGTCTCCAAGTGGTCCAAGAAGATATGCGAATGGTGGTTTGATTACAAAGCATCAACTTGCTGAAGTGGGTGAAGGAGATAAACAGGAGATGGTTATCCCTTTAACTAGACGTAAACGAGCAATTCAATTAACTGAACAGGTTATGCGCATCATCGGTATGGATGGCAAGCCAAATAACATCACTGTAAATAATGATACTTCTACAGTTGAAAAATTGTTGAAACAAATTGTTATGTTAAGTGATAAAGGAAATAAATTAACAGATGCGTTGATTCAAACTGTTTCTTCTCAGGATAATAACTTAGGTTCTAATGATGCAATTAGAGGTTTAGAAAAAATATTGTCAAAACAAAGTGGGCATAGAGCAAATGCAAATAATTATATGGGAGGTTTGACTAATTAATGCAATCTTTTGTAAAAATCATAGATGGTTACAAGGAAGAAGTAATAACAGATTTTAATCAGCTTATATTTTTAGATGCAAGGGCTGAAAGTCCAAACACCAATGATAACAGTGTAACTATTAACGGAGTAGATGGTATTTTACCGGGCGCAATTAGTTTTGCGCCTTTTTCATTAGTATTAAGGTTTGGCTATGATGGTATAGATGTTATAGATTTAAATTTATTTGAGCATTGGTTTAGATCTGTGTTTAATCGCAGACATCCTTATTATGTTATTACTTCTCAAATGCCTGGTGTTAAATATGCAGTGAATACAGCTAATGTTACATCTAATTTAAAAGATGGTTCTTCAACTGAAATTGAAGTAAGTTTAAATGTTTATAAAGGGTATTCTGAATCAGTTAATTGGACCGATAGCGAGTTCTTATTCGACTCTAATTGGATGTTTGAAAATGGAATTCCTCTTGATTTCACACCTAAATATACTCATACATCAAATCAATTTACTATTTGGAACGGTTCTACTGATACGATAAATCCACGATTCAAGCACGATTTGAAAATATTAATTAATTTAAATGCGAGTGGAGGATTTGAACTGGTTAATTATACAACAGGTGATATTTTTAAGTACAACAAAAGTATAGATAAAAACACTGATTTTGTTTTAGATGGTGTGTATGCATATCGAGATATAAACAGAGTGGGAATTGATACAAATAGAGGCATTATAACATTAGCGCCAGGTAAAAATGAATTTAAGATTAAAGGAGACGTCAGTGATATTAAAACTACATTTAAGTTTCCTTTTATTTATAGGTAGGTGATTTAATGGATTATCATGATCATTTATCAGTAATGGATTTTAATGAATTGATTTGTGAAAATTTACTAGATGTAGATTACGGTTCTTTTAAAGAATATTATGAACTGAATGAAGCTAGGTACATCACCTTTACAGTTTATAGAACTACTCATAATAGTTTTGTTTTTGATTTATTGATTTGTGAAAACTTCATAATTTATCATGGTGAAAAATACACAATTAAGCAGACAGCGCCAAAGGTTGAAGGTGATAAAGTTTTTATTGAAGTTACGGCATATCACATAATGTATGAATTTCAAAATCACTCAGTGGAATCAAATAAGCTTGATGACGACAGTAGCGAAACTGGTAAAACGCCAGAATACTCTTTAGATGAGTACTTAAGATATGGATTTGCAAATCAAAAAACGTCAGTCAAGATGACCTATAAAATAATTGGAGATTTTAAAAGAAAAATACCAATTGATGAATTAGGTAATAAAAATGGCTTAGAATATTGTAAAGAAGCAGTAGATTTGTTTGGTTGTATTATTTATCCAAATGATACGGAGATATGTTTTTATTCTCCTGAAACATTCTATCAAAGAAGCGAAAAAGTAATAAGGTATCAATATAATACTGATACTGTGTCTGCTACTGTCAGTACGTTGGAATTAAGAACAGCTATAAAAGTTTTTGGGAAAAAGTACACAGCCGAGGAAAAGAAAAATTATAATCCTATTAGAACAACTGACATTAAATATTCAAATGGTTTTATAAAAGAAGGTACTTATCGTACCGCAACAATTGGGTCTAAAGCTACTATTAACTTTGATTGCAAGTATGGTAATGAAACAGTTAGATTTACAATAAAAAAGGGCTCTCAAGGTGGAATATATAAGTTGATTTTAGACGGCAAGCAAATTAAGCAAATTTCTTGTTTTGCTAAGTCGGTTCAGTCTGAAACAATAGATTTAATAAAAAATATTGATAAAGGCAAGCACGTTTTAGAAATGATATTTTTAGGAGAAGACCCCAAAAATAGAATTGATATATCTTCAAATAAAAAAGCTAAGCCTTGTATGTATGTTGGAACTGAAAAATCAACAGTCTTAAATTTAATTGCTGACAACTCAGGTCGCAATCAATACAAAGCAATTGTTGACTACGTCGCAGATAGTGCAAAGCAGTTTGGGATTCGATATGCTAATACGCAAACAAATGAAGATATCGAAACACAGGATAAGCTGTTAGAATTTGCAAAAAAGCAAATAAATGATACTCCTAAGACTGAATTAGATGTTAATTATATAGGTTATGAAAAAATAGAGCCAAGAGATAGCGTATTCTTTGTTCATGAATTAATGGGATATAACACTGAATTAAAGGTTGTTAAACTTGATAGGTCACATCCATTTGTAAACGCAATAGATGAAGTGTCTTTCAGCAATGAAATAAAGGATATGGTACAAATTCAACAAGCGCTTAACAGACGAGTTATTGCACAAGATAATAGATATAACTATCAAGCAAATCGTATAAATCATTTATACACTAGTACTTTGAATTCTCCTTTCGAGACAATGGATATAGGGAGTGTATTAATATAATGGCAACAGAAGAAGTTAAAATCAAAGCGCTACTTGAAAACGATAAACAGTATTTTCCAGCTACACATTGGAAAGCTATAAATGGGATACCTTATGCAGGCAGTAGTGATATTGATGGATTGCCTCAAGACGGTATCATTTCGGTAAATGATAAAAATAAATTAGATAATTTAAAAATAGGCGAAGCAGGAATTATTCAAAATAGCATTGTACAGAAATCCCCAAACGGTAAATTGTGGAAAATAACAGTTGACGATAGTGGGAAACTTGGTACAGTGCTATTTTATTAGAAAGGAAGGTGCATTATGGAAAATTTGTATTTAATAAAGGATTTGGGAGCTTTAGCAGGTCGAGATTATAGAGCTAAGGAAATACAAAACTTACAAAGAATAGAGCAATTTGCGCTTGGCTTGACAACAGAGTTTAAGTTGCATCAGAAAGCTAAAACAATTCAACACTTCGCTGAGCAAATTTATTATAATGGTAGATCGCAAGCAGCAGTAAACAAATCTTTACAAAGTCAAATTAACGCACTTGTTGTGGCACCACGTAATAACAGTGCTAATGAGATTGTTCAAGCTCGAGTTAATGTAAACGGCGAAACCTTTGACACATTAAAAGAACATTTAGACGATTGGGAAACCAAAACTCAAATTAATAAAGAGGAAACTATAAGAGAATTAAATAAGACCAAACAAGAAATTCTTGATATCGAGTATCGTTTTGAACCTGATAAGCAAGAATTTTTATTTGTGACAGAACTTGCACCTCTTACAAATGCAGTAATGCAATCCTTCTGGTTTGATAATAGAACAGGCATAGTATACATGACACAAGCTAGAAATAATGGCTATATGCTAAGTCGTCTAAGACCTAATGGTCAATTTATAGACAGCTCATTGATTGTAGGTGGGGGTCATGGTACACATAACGGTTATAGATATATTGATGATGAGTTATGGATTTATAGTTTTATCTTAAATGGTAATAATGAGAATACATTAGTTCGTTTCAAGTATACGCCTAATGTGGAAATTAGCTATGGCAAGTATGGTATGCAAGATGTATTTACAGGACACCCAGAAAAACCCTACATCACCCCTGTCATAAATGAAAAAGAAAATAAAATTCTATACAGAATTGAGAGACCTAGAAGTCAGTGGGAACTTGAAAACTCAATGAATTATATAGAGATAAGAAGTTTAGACGATGTTGATAAAAATATTGATAAAGTTTTGCATAAAATCAGTATCCCTATGAGACTAACAAACGAAACCCAACCAATGCAGGGTGTGACTTTTGATGAAAAATACTTGTATTGGTATACAGGAGACAGTAATCCAAATAATAGAAACTATTTAACGGCTTTCGATTTAGAAACAGGAGAAGAAGCGTATCAGGTTAATGCTGACTATGGTGGAACACTAGATTCATTTCCTGGCGAATTTGCGGAAGCAGAAGGTTTGCAAATATACTATGACAAAGATAGTGGTAAAAAAGCTTTGATGCTAGGTGTTACTGTCGGTGGTGATGGAAATAGAACACATCGTATTTTCATGATTGGGCAAAGAGGTATTTTAGAAATACTTCACTCAAGAGGCGTTCCTTTTATCATGAGTGACACAGGTGGTAGAGTTAAACCTTTACCAATGAGGCCTGATAAACTTAAGAATCTTGGGATGTTAACAGAGCCAGGTCTTTACTATTTATACACTGATCATACAGTTCAAATCGATGATTTCCCATTACCAAGAGAATGGCGTGATGCAGGTTGGTTCTTGGAAGTTAAGCCACCACAAACTGGCGGTGATGTAATTCAGATATTGACGCGTAATAGTTATGCAAGGAATATGATGACTTTTGAAAGGGTGCTTTCTGGAAGAACTGGAGACATTTCGGACTGGAATTATGTGCCTAAAAATAGTGGTAAATGGGAGAGAGTACCTTCATTCATCACAAAAATGTCAGATATTAACATAGTAGGCATGTCGTTTTATTTAACTACGGATGATACAAAACGTTTTACAGATTTTCCAACTGAACGTAAAGGGGTAGCTGGTTGGAACTTATATGTAGAAGCTTCAAACACAGGTGGCTTTGTTCATAGGCTAGTTCGTAATAGTGTTACAGCATCTGCTGAGATACTATTGAAAAATTATGATAGTAAAACAAGTTCAGGGCCATGGACTTTACACGAAGGGAGAATTATAAGTTAATGAGTAATTTAGAGAAATCTGTAGCTATAAATTTAGAAAACACAGCGCATTATGAAAATATTTCAAATCTAGATATAACTTTTAGAACAGGAGAGAGTGATTCTTCTGTTCTTCTTTTTAATATCACTAAAAATAATCAACCGTTATTATTGAGTGAAGAAAATATCAAAGCACGAATAGCGATTCGAGGTAAAGGAGTCATGGTAGTTGCTCCACTAGAAATATTAGATCCATTTAAAGGTATTTTAAAATTTCAATTACCTAATGATGTAATTAAACGAGATGGAAGTTATCAAGCTCAAGTTTCGGTTGCAGAATTAGGTAATTCAGACGTGGTAGTTGTCGAGAGAACTATCACATTTAACGTTGAAAAAAGTTTGTTTAGCATGATTCCATCTGAAACAAAATTACACTATATTGTTGAATTTCAGGAATTAGAAAAAACTATTATGGATCGTGCGAAAGCAATGGACGAGGCTATAAAAAATGGTGAAGATTATGCGAGTCTGATTGAAAAAGCTAAAGAAAAAGGTCTATCAGATATTCAAATAGCAAAATCTTCAAGTATAGATGAATTAAAGCAACTTGCTAATAGCCATATATCTGATTTGGAAAATAAAGCGCAAGCATATTCAAGAACATTCGATGAGCAAAAGCGATATATGGATGAGAAACATGAAGCCTTCAAGCAGTCAGTGAATAGTGGTGGTTTAGTCACAAGTGGTTCTACTTCAAATTGGCAAAAAGCTAAGATTACTAAAGATGATGGTAAGATAATGCAGATTACTGGATTTGATTTTAATAATCCAGAACAAAGAATAGGTGATTCAACCCAATTTATTTATGTTTCGCAAGCTATAAATTATCCAAGAGGTGTTAGTACTAACGGTACTGTCGAATATTTAGTAGTAACTTCAGATTACAAGCGTATGACTTATCGACCGAACGGTACAAATAAAGTATTTGTTAAAAGAAAAGAAGCGGGTTCATGGTCTGAGTGGTCAGAATTAGCTATTAATGATTACAATACACCTTTTGAAACTGTTCAAAGTGCCCAATCAAAAGCTAATATGGCCGAAAGTAACGCTAAATTATACGCAGATGACAAGTTTAATAAAAGGTATTCGGTTATTTTTGATGGAACAGCAAATGGTGTGGGCTCTACATTGTACTTAAATGAGAGTTTAGACCAATTTATTTTATTAATTTTTTATGGGACTTTTCCAGGTGGTGACTTTACAGAGTTTGGCAGTCCTTTTGGAGGAGGAAAGATTTCATTGAATCCCTCAAATCTTCCAGATGGTGATGGAAATGGTGGAGGTGTTTATGAGTTTGGATTAACTAAATCTAGTCGTACATCTTTAACTATATCAAACGATGTCTATTTCGACTTAGGAAGTCAAAGAGGCTCTGGTGCGAACGCAAATAGAGGGACAATTAACAAAATTATAGGAGTGAGAAAATAATGCAAATATTAGTTAACAAGCGTAATGAGATAATTTCATACGCTATCATTGGTGGCTTTGAAGAAGGTATTGATATTGAAAATTTACCAGAAAATTTCTCTCAAGTTTTTAGACCTAAAGCCTTTAAATATTCAAATGGGGAAATAGTTTTTAACGAAGATTATTCAGAAGAAAAAGATGACTTGCATCAACAGATTGACAGTGAAGAACAAAACACAGTCGCTTCTGATGACATCTTACGAAAAATGGTTGCTAGTATGCAGAAACAAGTTGTTCAAAGTACAAAGTTATCGATGCAAGTTAATAAGCAAAATGCACTAATGGCAAAACAACTTGTGACACTTAATAAAAAATTAGAAGAGGTTAAAGGAGAGACTGAAAATGCTTAAATTAATTTCACCAACATTCGAAGATATTAAAACATGGTATCAATTGAAAGAATATAGTAAAGAAGATATAGCGTGGTATGTAGATATGGAAGTTATAGATAAAGAGGAATATGCAATTATTACAGGAGAAAAGTATCCAGAAAATCTAGAGTCATAGGTTATAATCTTATGGCTTTTTAATTTGAATAAAGTGGGTGGTGTAATGTTTGGATTTACCAAACGACACGAACAAGATTGGCGTTTAACGCGATTAGAAGAAAATGATAAGACTATGTTTGAAAAATTCGACAGAATAGAAGACAGTCTGAGAACGCAAGAAAAAATTTATGACAAGTTAGATAGAAATTTCGAAGAACTAAGGCGTGACAAAGAAGAAGATGAAAAAAATAAAGAGAAAAATGCTAAAAATATTAGAGACATCAAGATGTGGATTCTAGGATTAATAGGGACGATTCTAAGTACATTTGTTATAGCCTTGTTAAAAACTATTTTTGGCATTTAAAGGAGGTGATTACCATGCTTAAGGGAATTTTAGGATATAGCTTTTGGTCGTGTTTCTGGTTTAGTAAGTGTAAGTAATAGTTAAGAGTCAGTGCTTTGGCACTGGCTTTTTATTTTGGATAAAAGGAGCAAACAAATGGATGCAAAAGTAATAACAAGATACATCGTATTGATCTTAGCATTAGTCAATCAGTTTTTAGCGAATAAAGGTATAAGTCCGATACCAGTAGATGAAGAAAGTGTTTCATCGATTATCTTAACAGTTGTTGCTTTATATACTACATATAAAGATAATCCAACATCTCAAGAAGGTAAATGGGCAAATCAAAAGCTAAAGAAATATAAAGCTGAAAACAAGTATAGAAAAGCAACAGGGCAAGCGCCAATTAAAGAAGTAATGACACCTACGAATATGAACGACACAAATGATTTAGGGTAGGTGTTGACCAATGTTGATAACAAAAAACCAAGCAGAAAAATGGTTTGATAATTCATTAGGGAAGCAGTTCAATCCTGATTTGTTTTATGGATTTCAGTGTTACGATTACGCAAATATGTTTTTTATGATAGCAACAGGCGAAAGGTTACAAGGTTTATACGCTTATAATATTCCATTTGATAATAAAGCAAGGATTGAAAAATACGGGCAAATAATTAAAAACTATGATAGCTTTTTACCGCAAAAGTTGGACATTGTCGTTTTCCCGTCAAAGTATGGTGGCGGAGCTGGACATGTTGAAATTGTTGAGAGCGCTAATCTAAACACTTTCACATCGTTTGGCCAAAATTGGAATGGTAAAGGTTGGACAAATGGCGTTGCGCAACCTGGTTGGGGTCCCGAAACCGTTACAAGACATGTTCATTATTACGATGACCCAATGTATTTTATTAGATTAAATTTCCCAGATAAAGTAAGTGTTGGAGATAAAGCTAAAAGCGTTATTAAGCAAGCAACTGCCAAAAAGCAAGCAGTAATTAAACCTAAAAAAATTATGCTTGTAGCCGGTCATGGTTATAACGATCCTGGAGCAGTCGGAAACGGAACAAATGAACGTGATTTTATCCGTAAATATATAACACCAAATATCGCTAAGTATTTAAGACATGCAGGTCACGAAGTTGCATTATATGGTGGCTCAAGTCAATCACAAGATATGTATCAAGATACTGCTTACGGTGTTAATGTAGGAAATAATAAAGATTATGGCTTATATTGGGTTAAATCACAGGGGTATGACATTGTTCTAGAGATTCATTTAGACGCAGCAGGAGAAAGTGCAAGTGGTGGGCATGTTATTATTTCAAGTCAATTCAATGCAGATACTATTGATAAAAGTATACAAGATGTTATTAAAAATAACTTAGGACAAATAAGAGGTGTAACACCTCGTAATGATTTACTAAACGTTAATGTATCAGCAGAAATAAATATAAACTATCGTTTATCTGAATTAGGTTTTATTACTAATAAAAATGATATGGATTGGATTAAGAAAAACTATGACTTGTATTCTAAATTAATAGCCGGTGCGATTCATGGTAAGCCTATAGGTGGTTTGGTAGCTGGTAATGTTAAAACATCAGCTAAAAACCAAAAAAATCCACCAGTGCCAGCAGGTTATACACTTGATAAAAACAATGTACCGTATAAAAAAGAGACTGGTTATTACACAGTTGCCAATGTTAAAGGTAATAACGTAAGGGACGGCTATTCAACTAATTCAAGAATTACAGGTGTATTACCTAATAACGCAACAATTAAATATGACGGCGCATATTGCATCAATGGCTATAGATGGATTACTTATATTGCTAATAGTGGACAACGTCGTTATATAGCGACAGGAGAGGTAGACAAGGCAGGTAATAGAATAAGTAGTTTTGGTAAGTTTAGCACGATTTAGTATTTACTTAGAATAAAAATTTTGCTACATTAATTATAGGGAATCTTACAGTTATTAAATAACTATTTGGATGGATGTTAATATTCCTATACACTTTTTAACATTACTCTCAAGATTTAAATGTGCGTAACTGGCAGGTACTTCGGTACTTGCCTATTTTTTTATGTTATAGCTAGCCTTCGGGCTAGTTTTTTGTTATGATGTGTTACACATGCATCAACTATTTACATCTATCCTTGTTCACCCAAGCATGTCACTGGGTGTTTTTTCTTACGATAGAGAGCATAGTTTTCATACTACTCCCCGTAGTATATATGACTTTAGCATTCCCGTATAACAGTTTACGGGGTGCTTTTTATGTTATACTTACTTTTATATAGTAGGAGTGAACTATATAGCCCGGCAGAGGCCATATATCTGACTGTTGGTCCCGCAGGAGACTTCTTCCTTGCCATCACTCGATACATATATCTTGATAACATAGAGTTGTTATAGTCGCTACGCCACCCATACTAGTTACTGGGTGGTTGTTTTTGTTCGCCATTATGTTCTGTCTACATCTTTTTGCGCAAGTTGTGTATCATAATACTTAATTGTGTTAAAAGAGGTGGAAATATGAAAGGTGATATATACATACCGATAATATCATCTATTTTATCTGGTGGGATATCGTATTATGCTGCAACGGTGGTTCATAAATTTAACAAAAGGTATAAAAGGAAAGAAAAGGCTGTTGAAATGGCAGACGAGTTTTCAAAATTAATTTCGAAAAGGAGTTTTGATATAGGGGAGATAAACAAGAAAATTTTAGAAAATGTTGGTTTGCAAGATAAAATTAATGAATTAGAGAATAAGATGAATTTAAGTTTTGATAATCACGAACTAAGAACAGTCTTTACTGATAAAGAGATTGCAAAATATCACACTTATAAAAAAGTCACCAATACCGAATTTATAAAAATTTTGCTTCGTACTTTCAAGAACGAGAATTATAAAGAAGAGTGTTTACGGGCTATAATTTTAGAATTTGACAACAAGAAAACAATTAAAGAAAATATAGGAGATAAACAGTGGACTTTTTCGACAGGTGAAAAAGAAATTGTTATTAAAAGTAATGACGTATTGCAAGGTATAAATACACTCATTAAGAAGTATAATGAAACCCATATATATTGCATGAATAAATTAGAATATTTTTCTATGCATTTTACCAATAACATAGCAGATAGTAATACGGTTTATCAGTCGTTGCATCAAATCTATTTAAAAACAATATTGAGTCTTTACATTGATATCTCATCAACAAATAAAATAGGGCATGAAAAATTTTATGTTAATTTAATAGAATTTTACAATGAATGGAATAACAAAAAGATAAAATTTAAAAAGAAAACAGAAAAGCGTATAAATAAAAACAGAAACTCATTTTTAAAAACTGAAAAATTGAAATAAACTAGAAAATATAGTATCATTATGGTATATAAAGGAGTTGATTTTTATGTGGAGTCCTGTTTGCGAATTAGGAGAAACAAAAGAATCAGATAAAAAAAGAACTAACAATAACGACTAATTTTTAAACTACTATTATATTTACAGATAACAGAGTAACCGTATCTTTAATAATGCGGTTATTTTTATACCCCTACAATCAACAAAACCACACCACCTATTAATTTAGGAGTGTGGTTATTTTTTGTGTTTTTTTTTCGGGGCGAAAAAAGGGCAAATTATTTAAATAAGGGCAAACATGCGTGGAAAACACAGAGGTTTAAAAATGCCAAAACCGTTGATATGACAAGGTTTTTATACGTTTGTATACAAGACGAATTATCTATTCGCCATCACATTATGATGATATGTTTATTTTAAACACACAAGCTCATGCACGTCTTGATCAAATGGCACAACAGTTTGAAGTTGTTTGTAATGGCTTGAACGAAAATGAAGGACAAGCAATTCAAACGATGGATCAATCTGCCTCTCTAATACGGTCAAACTTAATTCAAGTTAAAGAACAATTAGAAAAACTAGCTGTATACTAAGTAATTTATTAAATGCTACTTGTTTTCTTTGAGAATAAGTAGTTTTTTTAACATAAAAGTTTTACAAACACATAAATGGGTGATGAGCTATGTTTAAAAGAACAAAACTAATCTTAATAGCAACGATACTACTATCAGGATGTTCAACTACCAATAACGAATCCAACAATGAAACAAAATCAGTGCCAGAAGAAATGGAAGCTTCAAAATATGTAGGACAAGGCTTCCAACCACCTGCAGAAAAAGATGCGATTGAATTTTCGAAGAAGCATAAAGATAAAATTGCTAAACGTGGCGAACAATTTTTTATGGATAACTTTGGACTAAAAGTTAAAGCTACAAATGTTGTAGGTAGTGGCGACGGTGTAGAAGTATTCGTGCATTGTGATGACCACGACATCGTATTTAATGCAAGTATTCCATTTGACAAATCAATAATTGAGAGTGATAGCTCATTAAGAAGTGAGGATAAAGGCGATGATATGAGTACTTTAGTTGGTACAGTGTTGAGTGGCTTTGAATATCGAGCGCAAAAAGAAAAGTATGATAATTTATATAAATTTTTAAAAGAAAATGAAAAGAAATACCAATATACAGGATTTACTAAAGAGGCAATTAACAAAACACAAAATAGTGGATATGAAAATGAATATTTTTATATAGTTGCTAATATACCGACGCTCCAAGAATATAGGAAATATTACGAACCCCTAATAAAGAAAAATAATCTGAATTTTAAAAAAGGTATGAAACAAGCAAGGAAAGGAGTAGGCTATAAAGCTGCAATAGAAGTACATACAACATTGTTTTCGAGAAGTAGTAACTTTTCAAAGGACAAAAAATTAGATGATGTTTTAGATTTGTCTGAAAGTACGAAAAAGTTACACCTTAATTTTGAAAATACGAAAATATTTTTACAACTAGCAAAATCTACTATTAGCACTAATCGAGTTAATTACAGTGATAATGAGTCTATAAGGATTGAGGTCGAATGACTTGAAATCAGCTAATTTCTCTATATTCTAAACAAACACATAAATGGGAGATGGGCTATGTTTAAAAGAATTAAACTAATCTTAATAGCAACGATAATACTATCAGGATGTTCAACTACCAATAACGAATCCAACAATGAAACAAAATCAGTACCAGAAGAAATGGAAGCTTCAAAATATGTAGGACAAGGCTTCCAACCACCTGCAGAAAAAGATGCGATTGAATTTGCGAAGAAGCATCGTAAAGAATTTGAAAAAGTAGGTGAACAATTCTTTAAAGATAACTTTGGACTAAAAGTTAAAGCTACAAATGTTGTAGGTAAAGATGATGGTGTAGAAGTTTATGTGCATTGCGAAGATCATGGCATTGTATTTAATGCAAGTCTACCTTTGTACAAAGATGCCATCCATCAAAAAGGATCAATGCGTAGTAATGACAACGGTGATGATATGAGTATGATGGTGGGTACAGTGCTGAGTGGCTTTGAATATCGAGCGCAAAAAGAAAAGTATGATAATTTATATAAATTTTTAAAAGAAAATGAAAAGAAATATCAATATACAGGTTTTACTAAAGAAGCAATTAACAAGACGCAAAACGTCGGGTATCAAAATGAATATTTTTATATTACATATTTATCAAGAAATTTAAAAGAATATCGTAAATATTACGAACCATTGATTCATAAAAAGGATAAAGAATTTAAAGAAGGTATGCAACGAGCTAGAAAAGAGCTAAACTATACTGCTAATACTGATGTTGTTTCTACACTTTTTTCTACTAAGAAAAACTTTACTAAAGACAATACAGTAGATGATGTGATTGAATTGAGTAATAAATTAAAAGATAAACCCAATATGCCTCAAAAATCTCAAGTTACTATTCAATTAGGAAAACCAAGTATAAATACTAAAAAGCCGTTTTATGACGATATAAATCCAATTGAAGGATGA